CTAATTGTTTGCAGCAGCTCCGTTAGTACCATTCTAAACAAGAACAACCGGATTTGACCATTCAGATGGGGCAATTATGTCTGTTGCTTCAGTAGATGATGCCGTGGCTACAATTACATAACACGGATTTGTTCCTGATGGAATTGTTTTTTGCCAACTTCCAAGACTTCCACTTACAGCTCCACCATCAAATGTATATGTTATATTACCGGATGGTTTAGAAGGGGCAGAAGTGGCACGTTGGTACAATAACACAGAAGCAGTATTAATGCTTGTTCCAGCAACCCCAGGCTCACCTTTTTGTCCAGTAATACAAACAATCTGAGTGGCAGTCGTAACATTGTTTATATTCTTTGTTTCAGTCTTTTGCCACAGATATGGATCCGAGCCTGTCTATTCTGGATTTGGATACCAAGTCCCGGTAGGAGCAACAGTAGGAGAGTTGTTTCTGGCATATGTAACAACTTGATTTGTTGAGTTGTTAACAACATTAGATAAAGTAGATTCTGTATTACCAATTCTAGTTTGCAATTCATTATTAAACGAATTAAAAGTTACCTTGCCATTAAGATTGATATCTTTTGCAATTGCCGTCATTGCACTATCCGTAAGCGTTAATGAGGATTGACTACTTCCAGATTTTACAATCCACGAAAAACCTTCGGCGGTTTGCTCTGCAATTGTCATAGCAGCTGTTTCAATTTTAACGAATCCTACGTCTTCTCCTCCTAATGGACCTTTACCCTTATACATATAAATTGGATGGTCTTGCAATAAGTAGAACGTCCTTACAGTAGTAGCAGTTCCATATGCAGTTCCCAAGAACATATAATGCTTCCCATCTTCAGAGTTTGGTACAGTCTGCGTAATAGGAGCTGTGCTTATAGGTGTAAATGTCCTGCCGCTTAATGTTCCTTTTATATATAATGGCAAACCGGGAGTAAGGTCTAGTGCCTATGTTGTCGTGATTGTTGCCGGATAAATGGTATATCCATAATTTTTTGATTCATTTTGTTTAATTTCTCCGTCCTGTAGGTAAAGAATAGGATATTCAATACTAAATGCAGCACCGCTATTAAGCGGTTTAAATCCAGCCGATGTTCCAACGGCAATACTATATCTTGGGATGTTTACCGCTGCTTTTACTACACCATTATATTTTGTTCTGTCATAGTTGTTTGTATTATAATTCGCATCTGCCCACCAACCGGCACTTATTGTATTTGAACCGGGAATTGATACATTTGTTCTATATGTAAGACGAATAATGTTTCCGGCTGCATAGTGTGTAGTTAATCTACTCGTGCCACTATAATAACAAGGTATAGCTCCGGTTGTTGTTCCATCTTTTAATGTTAGATTTAATGTTGCATTACCAGAACCATTATATGGCAACCAGTAGGTAATAGCTTGTCCATCCTCTAATGAGGATATTTCATTTGTTGTTCCAATCCAATTTCCAGTCACTCCTGTTTGTTTACCAACAATAAATACATTAAAATGATTCATATCAGCCTTTGTTGCATAGGTATCTGAAACGGTAGTTTTAAAGCCAGTTACGTCTTGTTGCAAAGTAGAAACTTGTGATGAAAGAGTCGAAACTGTTGAGCCATCTGCTTTTGTATCTAATGTAGATTGAACAGAGGAAACGGTTGTATTGATACCATTTATATCCGTTTCTGTCTATGCTACACGGTCGCGAATTGACTGTGCCGTCGAACCATCATATTCATTTATTTGACTTTCTATATCTGATTGCCACACTTTTTCCGTTATACTTTTATTAGCTTTGTTAACATCAAAAACAACATCTGATAAAACAATATCGCAAACCGCATTTGAGTATACAGTTGTTGTACCGTTTGGGCCTGAAAGTGTTGTTTTCTGTCTGGACCATATATACTAATTTTCTCCACATTCTGGCTTCACTTCACTCCAAGTATATCCGGCACCGCTTCCGGTAAGCTATGACCTTGAATTAGACAATCTATATTCTGGAACTACATTAGACACGCTACTTCCGTCCTAACCATCTTCGGAGTAATACGAAACCGCATATACCATATAAGACGAACCATCCGACAAAACAAAACGAGTTCTTGTCCATAAGTAATATCCTTGAGGAATATTTGGAACTGTAGTTAACCAATCGCCATCAGTAAGAGGATCGCCCTAATTAGAAACAATTTGATTATGTGATTCATCTTCCAATATGTGACCTGGAGGCGTAGTTCCAGAGCTAGAAAGAGCATACTCAACAATAGTTGTTGCAATTCCAACTCCATCATTTAGAGAAGCAATAGTAATTTGATTTGTCGCAATAATCATTTAACACCAGACACCTCCTTTCGTCATGATATTATTTTTTTAATCTTCTACTTCTACTTTAAAAGTGGCCTTAATAGTAACATCATTTTGTCCAATATCTATATATTTTCCAATCTGATAATTTACGCCAGTTCCTCCAAAATCTGGGTCCAATGTTGAATTACTGTCGTATTTATACCATTTATAATTATAATTATATGCATTTGCAGCTTTTGTTCCAGTGCCGTCATAAGGATCAATTTCTGCACCAGCCTAAAATAATCTCGCAATTAAACGAGTCGAACCAACTCCATCCTTAAATACTGAACCACCAGTTGATTCAATAGTTACGGAATAAGGATCTTGCATATCAATAATTGTCACGTAGTCCTCAAAATATTGATTATAACTAGGACTCGTGCTGTCAGTGTCTTTAATTTTGCATTTAAATGTTTGTATGTTTGTGACAGCATTCGGATAAATTGTAATTGTACCAGTTGTAACACCGGTATACATATTTGTTGTGTTTGTTAGTTTCTTCCAACCCTTTCCGCCACCCTAATCGGTTGTTATTGAACTGTCTTGTGCATACCATTGATAACTAACATTTGTCGTATCCTATACGCTTCCACGCCACAAGAAACAAGTTCCTTGAAGACTGGCAATTAAATTATTTTTAAAAATATTTCCCTGTGGCGTTTCTGCAAGAGCGTCGGTAATGCCGCCGCCAGATGCAACCTTTACGAAACCAATGTCGCTAATAGAAGTGACAGTAAGGTTTGTAGTCGGATCAAGAAACTTAACTTCACATCTAAATGTAACAGAAGATGAACTCTGTAATATATTTTGTTTCACCTTTAAATTTCTATTATTTGTTCCATAAATTTTATAAGTGTCGGTTTCTGTTGTAGAGATGGGGGTAGTAGAATCATCCTAAAACCATCTAATAGAAGTTATATCTGATGTCGCAGAAATATCTGTCGCCGTTCCAGCAATATATACCTATGCCTCTAGCTCTAAATTCGTACTTGCCCACGAAGGATTATATTGCCCAGAATCTGGATTATATACTTGATATTTAGATAAATTACTTGAAATAAACGTTTGCAACGTCCGAGAATCATACATATCAACAATGCTAAATGAACCAACAGCAATTGCCATAAAATCACCTCTTTCTTTATATTCAATCTTGTGATGATACCTGACTGCCGTCTGGCAAAGTAACTGTACATACAAAAGTACCACGTATATATACATCCTCGGATGTTATAGTTACTGATTTTGTTCCACCATAATGTGCGGTGTTCCATGCAGTATCTGCCGTACCATCATTATTTGTTTTTGTCCATTTAAAAAAGGACGCATTTATATCATCTGTTATTTCGTCGTCCCATGAATAAACATGACACGATAATACACAACTCACATTGCCATTTTTAAAGAAATTACCATTCGATGACGTAATTTCAACACGATACATCTTTTGTGAGTCTATGTGCTAAACTTTCTATTCCATTTCTGTATATTTAATACCGAAGCTCTCGCCAGAGCCATCCATGATTTGAGTAATACTAACTGTATCACCTTGTTTCATTACCTAAAAGTTAAGTCTGTCCGCATCTATAGTGCCTTTGCTAATCATGTTATTTATAATCAATCCATCAGCAACGGCATTTGCCGTGATTCCTTCTGGAGTTAATACAGTTGCCCCAGACGAATTTCTCAATATAAGACTTGGCTGAGACTAAGTATCATATCCCAACTGAATACCAACATATTCATTTTGATTTTCATCTTTGCCAATAATCTGAAGTGCAGTACCATTCATAACCATAGCACCATTCTCGGAAATGATTCTCATATTGTCACTAATGGTAATATCTCCGGCTTTTAAGTCACTGACAGCAATGTTTGCCGCAACCATATTTTTAATATATGCGTCAACGGCCCCCATCTAAACAGTAGTAGCAGCAATAGACTGGAGGCTAGTCGTAAATACAGAATCAGCCAATACACTTCCAGCTTCAAGGATATCAATTTCGGCAAGTTTTGCTTTTAATGTATCTGTACTGATAGATTGGGCTTCAATGTACGGAGCAACCAAATTTGCAATATATGCACCGCCACTTACATTCAACATTTTTGCCGACAAATTGCCTATATTCGCATCATCAGCAGTAAGCAATTTTGTAACAACTTGCTGTGCGCCAATATATGTAGAGAACAATGTTTCGAAATCTGCCTAGTCGCCAACAATATGTCCGACATTAATTTCTGCCGACTAAATAGAATCAGCAACAATGTTAGAAATATTCCCGGACAAAGCATTAATTGCCGTTGTTGTTACATCTCCAACAATCGTTCCACTAATATCAGTTGCATAACTTCCCATATAAGAAGCAAACGTTCCATTATTAATAAGCTTCAGCAAAAAAGCAGAATCTATATTGATATCGCCGCCAGAACCAGTAGATACAAGAGAAGAGGAGATTTGGTTTTTACCTGAAGAACGTCCATTCTGCAATAAACTCACGAAGTCATCACGCTTGGATGCGTACTAAACCATATTGCTAAACTCAAGATCTATGGTTGGTTCAATCAAGAACGGATTAAAACCGATTGATATAACACGAAGTTTAACAGTAAAATCTTCGCGCATAGCAACACGAATAAAATTTCCTAATTCTAATTCGCCATGCCACTGCTTAAATTCTGGCATGAGCAGAAGATTATCCTATGTCGTAGAGAACGTCCATTGAGGCTAAGAGACTGCGGATAATTCTTCTTTTGCGTCCTTGTATAATTTGTGTGCCGTATTTACCCATTCGGCATTATCACTAATTGATGTCGTTATTATATTTTCATTTGTATAGTCTGTATGGATTCTGTATTTATCCAACAGCCACAATTCTTCTTCTGTGAAATTGAATTGAGGATTGGTAATTTTACAATCAGCTTTTATATCATTCATTTCACCGTCAATACGAGTAAGCTCGGCATATGCATCATCATATTCTTGTTTTCTTTCTGCATAGGCTCTCTCGGCTTGAGCAAGAGAGTCAACATACTTTAAATACATTTCATGCTGATTTTCTGCATAAGCATCACCAATGTCACCTTCTTCGTCATAGCCTTTTTTCTTTAACGTATCAATCTGATTGTTAAGTGTGGTAATACGACTACGAAGTTCGTCAACACCATATGACTTGCCATATCTATCGAAATTGAATTCCCAGTTATCCAGATATTGTCTTGTATCTTGCGCAGACGAAACATCCCGATTGTACAAAGCGGTTTCAATATTCGGAAGAATCTCATTTAATACCATGTCATAATCAGAATAATCACGAGGATAATTTTCAGCAAAAGCTTCATCTCCAATATATTCACCAGCACTGTCAACATATTTATCTCTATAGCCGGTAACAATTGCGTAATAATTATTATATTCCTCAACAAGTTCGTCATTCGACATTGTTGAGTACTGGTGAGTGTCTGCACCGGCGAGAGGCACACGGCTAAATATCTCTTTAGCAAAGTCATTAGCATTTCTACGGTTTAGCGACAACTGCATATAATCATTACGATTTTCTTCTCTATGTTGAAGCCATGTATTATATTTATCTATAAATTCTTGGGAGAAATGATTTGTGTTCAAAAAATATGAGATATCCTCAATCCAGGACTCACCAAAATTGGCTTCGTCTATGTGCAGATTTTCTCCACCAAGAACATTAAAAACTGTATATATCTGTTGATCCGATGTACGAGACACAGAGTTCTGAATATTGTGAAAACTCAAATAAATATTTGTATCTAATCCAATGCTTTCAATACGATAGACATTAACCGTGTATGTATCCGTATCAAAAAAGAATATGCATTGAAAATATGATGCGAGATCCTGCGTTATAAAACTATAAATATCTTGCGTATCAATCTAGAACTGGCCAGTTTCTTCAGCAAGAGTATAGCTTTTACCGTTATCATCAGTTCGAAGCTACGTGTCTACATATCCAACCTTCCAACCATGTTCTTTGAGAAGCATAGTCAACAAAGACAACTCGTCCATTCGTTTGACTTCCAAATCCAAGATTTCCTACACTGTGTAAGTGCCGGAAGTCTCGTCGTCCTTCATGCGGTAATGATATACATCTATATGTACATGGCGCAGTAATTCCGGGTATACCGAAGCTAGCGTCATAGCTGCGTCTTTTTTGTTTATATCACCTTTATGTATTTTACCAATTTGTCTTGCTAATGAACTTGCTTTAATTCTGTCGCCCATGTCGTAATAAGCATCGACCGTATCCTATATGTCAGAGTCAAGAGTATCATAATTAAAATCTACACGCCAACATTTGAGGATGTCTGGATAATCATACAAACTCAATCTCAGATCGTAATCTTCATTCCAATTATATTCGTGAAATTTTTGCGCCAACTCAGCCATTTTACTTGTGTCCCTATAAAATACAACTCTGTCATGCCACATCAAATAATCATTCTTTGTAAATGTATTATCAGTAGCCAACATTTCTTTAGACGACTGAGTTGCCGTATTTACTTCAAAGTCAACAATGTCATATTGCTGCAATTCTATTTCAAGAGACTCGGCACGAACTTGCTTGGTCTCTATATTTCCGTCAGTTTCAATAACTGGCTCTTCATTTATCTTAAACCATCCATGATGGGTAACGTATAATTCGTAATGCTATTGGACAAGCTCATAGATGGGATTAATCTCGCCATTTATGTCTCGGTCAATTGTAAATTCCAATAGAGATGTATTATTAAAATTCTTTGTTAATCTACAAGTCTCTTCTTCAATGCCTTGAATCCCATTAATCAATCTCTGCCCAGGTTTCGCAAGATATATAACAGAGGGTTCCATATTATCAAAAACATCATAAGTTGATTCCATTAATATGCACCCACTTTCTTCGGTTCTTGATATGCAAACGTAATATTTGCTTGCGCTGAAATTGATACTGCATTATTGCCGTTGTATAATCTAAACCAATACATACTGCCAACGTCTGTTAATCCTAAGTCATTGAAATGAAGCAAGCCGGATGGTCCAGATATCATACATCTTTTACAATCAATAATTGTCGGCGAACCTTTCAATACATTTACTACCATTTCTTTTCCGTCTTCCTCATTTCTTATGGTAATCGGAACACGACCTTTGGTTGTTGTTTCTGCATCGATACTTGGATAAATGGTTATCACAGGCCAAATAGGAGAGTTGTGTTCACTGGAATTGACAGTAATAATCATTGTATTCATATCAGTCGAGTCTGAATTATATTCCGCCGTCTTTTCCTTGTCCCACGCATATGGCGAATTAGTAGTAAATGTTGCTGTAAATCCTATTACATCTTCATTATTCGTCATTGTTTGTATATCTGAGAAAAGCCCATAGTAATCATATTTCTTATACACATCCGGCTCTTCATCATACATGTGGAAAAGAGTCGGATACTTTGGCGCAGTAAGCCACGACACGATTTCATCAACATCGGCTTCGGTAAATATATATTCATCAGAAAAGCATGGGTCTTTAACCATGGACACAGTAAAGACAAGAACATCTTGATAAGATGTCCCCATATGGTTTGGAATTATGCGGTATCTATTCATAGAACCTTTGAGTATATCACGAGACATTGCTAGCGGAACTTCTGGGTCTGTCCGAAATCCGCCAATAACTAAGCCATAATCTTGTGATGATGCGCCATTGTAAGTAAAATAATTACCGTACATTAGACATCCCTCCTTTCCAATTAGAAAATAGGAGACGAGCTGTGACACTCGCCCCCTATGTGAATTAATTATTATTTTCTGCCAAGCTTACGTGCTTCTCGTGCATTGTATTTGTTTGTGTAATCGCAAGCCTTCTTGAGTATCTCTTGAAGTTCTGGCAGAGCTTCTTTATCAACATCCCCATATACAGTAAGAAGAGAATCATAAGAGTTATTATATGTAGTATTTGATGTATTGTTTGCTGTCGGAACTTTGCCCATTTTCATTAAGAATGCACTTGGGTCAATTGCGCCCCACTTCATAAGATTCTCTGTTAGATTCGCCGGGATTACGCCGTCGCCCTTAGATAATGGAGTAAGATATGCTCCATCTTTGCGAACGAGTAATTCTCCAGAATGAGTCCAATGAGAACCAGTGTATGGAATACTTGTTGTTCCTTTGGCGTATCCTTTCTTTGCAGAATTCCAACCAGTGTCTTTAAGCTTCTTGAGAAGAGCAGCAGCTTGCGTTTCGTTCAAAGATTTCTGATTAGCATTTACTCCAGAAATACCTTGCTCTCTTGCAAGTTTAACAAGTTCTGCATCGGTTGGTGTTTTGCCGGTTATTCCTGTAATGTACTGTTTGAGATCCTGTTCTTTGGCTTTGTTTATATTACCAGTAATATCACTTGTGGCTTTAGATTCGGTCAGTGTAGTTCCTTTTGTAACTTTTATCGTATTACCAGCGTCAGTTGCTCCTAACACATAATCTTTAAGATCGAATCCATTATATTGTAAAGCAAGTACAACAGCCTTCTTCTATGCATCAGTTAATTTCTAACCACTTGCCTCTGTCGGTAATCCAGAAACATTTGTATATGCTTTGCCAATATGTAACATATCTGCCTCAGATAAATCTCTTCCAAGAACATTATAAAGATATGTCCATAATACATCATTTTTCTTTTGATTTACTGTTCCGGCTTCTGCAAGTTGTCTCGAAGAAATAAACGCCGCAGCCCCTTGGTTTGTTCCAAATCCATACTATTTCATTGCTTTTAAAATCTTATTGCGAGCGTCTTTAGAAAGGTCGCTTTCTTTAGTAACTTTACTCTTATACGGAACACCATCAAGATCTGCGCCTAATTCTCTTAGGTATTGTGCTAAATGAGCCATTTCTGTAGCCGAAGTGTCTTTGCCAGTAAGCTTATAAAGATAATTCCACAAATCATCTTTTTCGTGGTCTTTAATAGCTTTTGCATCCGCCACTTTACGAGAAGCAGCATAGTTATACATCTTTGTAAGAGTATCTCTACGTGCTTTTGCCTATGTAGCGGTTTCTCCACCAGCAGCTTGTTCTGCTTGTTTCTTATCAGTATTCGAATTAAAACTTGTTGTTTGCTGACCATTAGGCTCAAGTCCGCCCATAATATCTTCGTATGTTGATTTAAATTTTAACAATCCGCTTTCCCACAAACCAAAGGCTCCAAGAACTGCATTAGATGCATCTGTTGTAAACCGGATTGTTGCTGTGCTAAGATGTTCAACCACCTAATCATATGTGGTGCTAAATTCACTAAGCACTCCTTCGTTTGTCTAAACCTAAGTAGCCCATGCTTGAAGTGGTGCGAGAGTTCCGTCCATGTCTGCAATTTGTTTTTCTGCGGTTTTGCCTACTACAGTTCCAGTTTGTTTAATTCTTGCATCGATTACGCTATATGCTTTATCATAGTTGTTCTCAAGTCGTTGAAGCATATATGATACAACTTGTTCTTGTGCAGCGGCATTACCCTCAACATATTTGAGTGTATCATCAAGACTCTTTTGAGCGTCTTTACTCAGACGGTCATAGCCTTCTTGTTGCATATCAATACTATGCTGATAACGTGTATCATCAAGATCCTCACGCTTTTCAGCTAAGTCGGCTTTAATCCTTGCAAGTCGTGCTTTTGAAGCAGCATCGCCTACGCCTTCCAATGCTGCAGCTTCTGCTTCAAGCTGTTGTATATCTTTTTGTTTACTTTTAAGTGTTTTATTATAATCATAATCGTAAAATCTTTACATGGTTCGCTACGCCATGCCGTGGATAAACCACGCTCATGTTTTCACATGAGACTAGACTATATCTTCTAAACATATGATATATTTATATTATATTTTTTCTAAGTTTAATTCATATACAATAATATCTTCCAGATTCTTTTCTTCCCAATATGGAATACGAATCATTCTTATATTATTTTCCTTGCAGTAATTATTTTTTATCTCATCCCTCTTTTTGCTATTTTGAAAATCTTCTTCTCCGTGAACGGGGTAAAAATGATATATGCCATCAAATTCAATAACACAATTATAATCTTCTAAGAAGAAGTCGAAACGCAAAACTTTTATATTTTTACAATCTGGAAATACGTGTTGAGGATCAAATTTAATATTATATTTATGTAGAATATCATGTATTTTTAATTCTCCAACACTTTTATCGTGACAATGACTACATTTCCCGTCGTAATTTTTTGTATAATTATTTAAACTACACGTAAAAATTTCTCCACAAGACCCACATTTGATTTGTAGATTATTTGTAATTGCGGTCTTATAGTCATGTGGGTTCAATAACTTGTTATTGTTTTTGCTCTCAATGGTCTAAATAACCTCTTCTTCCGACAATCTTAATAAATTCGACATATACCCATGTTTACACTAAATACAACCATGTCCAAGTTTCATATCTTTTAAGTGGATTTTTTGTTCACCATGTTTCGGACATATATATCTGAACCACGAACCTTCGTTTTGGATTTCGTCCACGGTTGATAATGGCGTATATCCGCGTTCTTCACAAAGTTTTCTGAATAATAAAATGGCATTTTCCGCCACAAGACGTTTTCTCTCATCTTTTTTACATTCCTAGCATCCATTCTCCCTTAAATATTCTATATTATGTTCTTGAATACCATGAATTGGGCATTTATATTTTAATTTAGCCTTAGTTGTAACACAGTCTTCCTTTTCTGAAATCGCTTCAAATCCATATTCGTTGCACAATTGTATAAATTCATTATATATTCGTTCGCAACTATCGTTATGTAATCGCTCCGCTAATTTTTTACCTTTACATTTCTCGCAACAGCATTTATCTATCGGTTCTGACATGGCCAAATTATATCGTCCATACCATATGGGGAATATTTCACCACAATAATCACAAATTGCCTATACTGTTATTTTAGCAGTAGATGGTAAATCTTCTGCGTTTACATAAAATGATTCATCCCAATCGGTGAAAACATAACCTTTACTAACATAATGTTTTCGCGTATTTGGTCTCCATTTAACCTATATTTTTTGATTCGGAACTAACATTAATCCCTTTCCTCCTTATATAATATCATATATTTAGTCTACCATTTCGAACCGCCAATCGCTTGCGGCTCTACTTCCCCACAACAGGGAATAGTCGTTGAACGTAATCCTGTTCGGATTTTCGCTGCTGATTGCCCATATATCCATACACTTTTCAAGCGTTCACACTTACGTATATTTCATCGTTATGTTGTAGCAGTATAGCTTTAGGGTGTTCCAGCAATTAGATAGATAAGCGCAATATGATTCACGCTTTCTTTTTGCTCAAGGCATCTTTGCGTAAGGAAATTAAATCCTAGAGCGCTTTGTTTTCATTTGTAATCTGTGTCTTGTATACATCAATAATAGATTTTTTCAGTTGCTCATTTGCAGACACACTCTGCTGAATTGTCTCTATATGTTGCCGAGTTTCTTCTTCGTACTGCTCCATAGATATGACGCCATTCTCATATTCTTCATGAAGCTTCTCAAGAGCACCACGTTCATTTGCAATAAGCTGATTGTAATTCTAAATCTCCGCTCCATAGAGCGCAAGTTTTGCATACCCTTCTTCAGTGATTTCTATTTGATCGCCAGTATCAAAGATTTCTGCATCACTAATAAGACTATTGAGATGCTCAAAGTCAGATACAGTTTCTTTAATAATTCTCTGAATTCTTTCGAACGGCTCCCATCTGGTCTTACGGATTGCTTCCGCAAGTTCAATGTTAGCAGAAGCGAGAGAGATAGCAGTTTCACGAAGTTGCTGAAGTTTTGCATAAGCTTCGTTCCACTTTTCTGAACCAGGCTCCCATCCTTCGGCTTGTGCCTATGCCAAGATAGCATCTGCTTGTTTACCAATCTGCTGAATTTCAAGGTTGTTTGTGTCAATCTGGCCTTGATATGCCTGTCTACGTTGAGCAATAGAAGCATGCATTGTACTAACATCATATGGCATGCCTTTTCTTGTACCGAGCTTAGTATAGTAGTCACCAATTGTTTTTAATGTACTAGATGCTTTAGATAGTCTTTCAATAACTTGACCAATTGCATCAATGTCAAGCTGTCGGATTTTCTAGCCCATCTCTACAATAGCAGTATTAGTATCCCAAATGCTTGCCTCGAGATCAAATAATTTAGCTTTAGCTTCATGATATTCATCAGTATTTTTCTTACCAGCTGCCTCTAAATCACTAAGGATCTTGGTGTATTCGGTATATTGACTCGACAAATATTTCTGCTGTTCTTCAAGACGAACACGTTCTTGATTGTACAATTGTTTGAATGTTCCGCTATTAGCTCTTGTTCCGGTAGCGGTATAATATGCTTCTTTAGACTGAGTGACTTTCTGAGAGGACTGAACCATATGAAGAAGTCCACCCCATTTTTTATCAGCTTTATCAAACTATGCTTGTGCAAGTTCAGTCGCCGCATTCTTCGCAGCCTTCTGAAGTTCAACCAGACTTGTCTTACTTTGCCAATATTCTTCCGTCAATTTAGCAAGCTGAGTCTGTGCTTCTTGATATTCTTTGCTGTTTACACCATATATCTTAGCAGCATTAGCAAGTTCTTTTTCATAGTCCTTCATTGCCTGTTCGTTGTATTTGACAATTTCTTTCTGACGTACAATCTGAGACCCCATATTCTTACGGATAACTTCACGGTCTTCACCACCACTTGCCTGATAATATTCAAGCATAGCTTTTGTTGATGCTTGGATAGCAGAAGAGCGTTCTGCAAGAGTACCATATTTACTGACTATGTTGTCGAGCTTCATACCTTGGAGTTCTTTGAGTTGCTTCAGTAAATCATTGTTGGCATCCTTCACATCTTCGGCTTTGTTATACCACTCCATGTAGCTTTGAATGAACGTCTGCACACCTTCATCATATGACTTGATATCAATGTCGTCACCGTTCTGAATCTTACCAATAATTTCTTTAGCTTGATCGGCACTCACAAGTCCAGATGTAACAGCCTAAGAGGTAACTTTATCAGCCTATGCCATATATGCATCATACGCACGTTTGTTACGACCCATCAGAGATTTGGTATCTTTTTCATTACCAATCAGTTTTATGGCTTGGTCTATATATTTATTCTTTGTCCTTGTATCTGTGGCAAGTTCAGATTGAGTAAGGAATCTGTCGAGTTCACGCTGTGTTCTTTCGAGCGTAATCTCAGCCATATCAAACCAATCTTTTATTGCATCCTGGAAATTCTTGATTGCTTCTTGGATGGCATCTGCTGATTTCTTGGCTGCATCGCTAACAGTAGTCGCAGCTTTATTTACATTATTTTCTGTCTTTGATGAGACGCCAGAAGATGGGGTAGTTGCGCCTGGAGTGTTTGGTTTTGGATTCCATCCTCCGGCAGTCCCCGAATGAGCTGGCATACCATTATATGCCAACGTTCCACTAGCTAATGCACGAGCACCGCCAACAAGATGACCTTTGCCCGAAGCACGACCAGTAGACATGAGTGCTTTGACTTGGCTATGAGAGAGTATTACATCGCCCTTCTTTAAGTTTTCAACGTGCATACCTCCGGGAAGAATTGAGAACACACCGTTCCTAATTAATCCTTCTGCCCCGACCTCATTTACAAGAGCCGTTTCGTCTTCTTGTAGAGAAACATTTGTACCCCTAGCATGAGCCGGAAGAGTATTGATAACATTATATGCAGTACCAGATGCATGAGCGTGAAATGTCCCGGCAGCATTACTTGTTGGAAGCCCACTCACATGCGCAGCTACACTAATACTAAATTGTCTGTTAAGAGCGTTATGTATTGCCAATAGCATATTACCAGTATTCGCCGTAATACTAATTGCCGGATTCAATCCCTGAATATGGCTAACAGCAATATCGGCTGCTTTAACGGCATTATTCGCGTCGCCATTAATCTTCATCACCGGATGCTTCTTTTCAACAGATGCGGATGCAACATCAGCCGCTTTAACAACATTCTTGGCATCACCATTTATTTTCATTGTTGGCGGATTTTCTTCAACAGACTGCTTGGTTTGTTCAATGACCTTTGTCGCCTCTTCGTTATCTGCCACAATATCCATTTTTGCTTCCGTTATTGCCTACGTGAGGTCATCTATTTGTTCAGCAGCAATTTCAACTTTAATTGGGGCTTCTAATCCTTCAATCTAACTCTTAAGTTCTGCTAATTCTTGTTTGCCCTATTCGGTATTAAGATCAATATTAAACTCTTTTGCAAGATCTTCGTCTGCTAACGATTTCAGTTCTTCGAGTCCAGATATTGCTTCGTCTTTTCCTTCGAGGATTGTATTAATGTGTATCTAACGATCATATGTTTTAATTTCGTTATCTGTAGCGAGTGCCTCGTTGGATCCATCCTCCATACCTCGTCTTGCTTTTATTAATTGAACTTTCCTTTGTTGCAGTGTTTCATTGTCTAATTGAGAAATGTCGCCACCCAAATTAAACGAAATATCAACATCCCCGCTTTGTTGTAGTTCTTTTATTTTTTGCCTACCCTGTTCAAGCTATTCATTAAATTCTTCTGCGCCTTGAATAGATGGACCAAATTCTGCATCGGGCGTCCAATCAATAAGTCCCATCTAAGACAAAACAGTCATTAATGCTTTGCCATATTCCTGACCAAGGCCGAGTTCTTTTAGAATTCCATCGAGTGCCTATTCAGCACCTTCCAATTGTGTTTTCCCGTCGCCAAATTCAATTGTTCCAAGTTCTTCGTCTGAGAATTGTTTAAGTGTATTAAGATACTTGCTGATGGCCTCGTTGTAACCATTTATCTTATCACCATCAAATAACTCATGATTGTGCGCAACTTCGGCATATCGGTCTGCCATTTCTTTTGCGTCTTCGCCCTTAAATGTTGCCATAAGAACAGGCAATTCAACCTATTCACCATTTAATGCTTTTCCGGCATATTCTTGTAATGCTTCTGGTTCTAGTACATCGCCATTCGGAAGGATGGGTGTCATAACAACGGCTGTCTGATTATCGTCGCTGGTATACGTCTAACTATATAATGTCGCATAATCTCCATCGAAATCAGGATAAAATTCTTGCATCATGCGAGGAGTAACTCTGGCTCTGTGATTTAAGTCAACATCTCCAAATTGAGTCCCAGACACGAAATCCGTCATTGCGGCCTCATAACTAGCGCGATCAATTGTAAAATCTTTCAAATTAATCGTAACACCATATTCATCTGCCATTCTCTGAACTTCGTCCATGATACGTTTCATACCAACTTGATCGCCCATGCTTTCCGCAGTTGCATATGCCTAACGAAGAGCATCAACTGTATCCGGTAAATTCTTGAATCCTTCAATAAAAGATTGCTGAGAACCAGCAACATAATTATTTGTGGCGGTATCCAAATTAGTAAGGTCATCTTTTAATCCTTGAATCTAATTACGTTTTTCCGCCAACACATCTTCACTTGCCCCGACAGCTACAAGTTGCGCGTACTCAAGCTGTGCGTCTGTCAGCTGTGTTTTGAGATCACTTGCTTTTGCAGATGCTTCTTCAAGAGAGGACACATATGCAATATTTCCGCCGTAGTCATTGATGCGTCCCATCATGTCCATAAAGAACTCATCAGACATACCCATTTCAAGAGCGGCCTTTGCAGAATCCGCAAAATCAAGAGAATATCCTGTCAATGCATCATATGTTGCCAGTCCTTTAGACACGAGGTCGTTAAGGAAGTTGCTGACTCCAGATGCGTCATCCGTAAAGTATCTCTCAGCTTTCTTATAATTCTGCTCAAATGTCTTCCAATCAGTTCTGCCAAACGGATCCAGATACGCAGCACGAGTCTTAAAATCATCAGTTCCAATCAGACCCTTATCAAACAGATCTTTTGCTGTCTTCATGTATCCCTGAGCGGTCTCATAATCAGCGCCTTCATTCTTCGTCTGGTCGGCACGAGCAATAGCAGCAAGACGAGAGAAGTTCTACATCTATTCAGCATACGTAGCATAGTACTGTGCCTGTTGACGCATATATTCAGCCATTTGTTCATTAAGTTCACGAACCTTGGATGTATCTCCAGCTTTTGATGCGCGGTCAATTGCTTCTTGAATATCATTCATCTTAGATTCAAAATCTTGATTAATGATTTCATTCTGCTGTTCAGCGAGGCGTTGAAGTTCCATCATATCTACTTTTACGCCGTCAGCAGTAGAGTAGAAGATAGAAGAGATATCAGCAGCAGAACCAAGCTCACTGAATCCAGTTGTGATTTGCCTCATTGTTTCAGCGGTCAATCCGGTTTCAGATGTCATTTCAGACATTGCTGTAGAAATTGTAGAAGCAAGTTGCATTGCGTCAGATACCGCAAGATTCTTGGCTGTATCTTGATAATCCAGAAGAGAAGAGTAGAGGTCGTTTATTGTTGATTCGTTAGAACGCAACGTCTTTTGTTGATCTTCCGTGAGATTTCCAGATTTACGAAGTTCTGCATTCTAATCTTGTAAGTTTTTAATTTGCTTCTTTGTAAGGGCTGCAAGCTCTTTGTAATCTTTTACATTTGCTTTGAGACCTTGGGCCTGTTTTAAACTTATTTCTTCATTCTTTCTAGAAATGGCATCTGCGGTATCTTCGTATGCAAGTGCGAGATTGTCTAATGCGTACTATTGTGGAGTATACGAGTCAGCAGCATCTCTAGAAGCCTATGCAGACGCTCTATATTCATTTGCTTTTACTGTATATGTATCACGAACTCCTTGACTAAGACTTGTGTTTTTCGCTTGATTATCCCAATATTCAGCCATTTCCATGTTTTGTTCGTAATCAGATTCATACAAATCGTGAAGAGACTGATATGATGCTTCTCTGCTTTCTCTACCATATTTCTTATCAAGTTCTATTTCTTTTTCGTATTTTTCTTCTTGTGCTTTATTCGATTCAATCAGTGCTTTCTATTCATTTGTCCCAACTTCAAGCTATTCTGTTTGAGCATTATATGTTTCAATAACAGACTGCCCCCAATTATTTGCAGCCTTATTTAATCTGTCCTCTGCAACTTTATATATTTTTGAGTCAGGTTTATTTTTCGAAGAAACATCCTAAAAATTCTTTAGTGCTTTTTCGTATTCTCCATAATATATATCTTGAATCGCTTTCGTATTATTAACAATACCAGTATAATCATCACTTGTAACGGTAATGCCTTTTGCTTCTTTAATACCAATAGCGGTTCTGTATGCATCAGTAGAATTATTTAGCATTCCTATTTCTTCTTCTACAAGTTTAGCATGAATTGTAATTTCTTTATTGTCATATTCATTAATCCACTGTTCTATTGTCCAGGTTGCAGCTTCTGGGTCAGCGGCTAACTGAACCAGTACAGCGGTATCGAGATCTCCATATTCAGCCTGAAGGGCTGATAAAACCTCTTGTGTTTTTGCCTAGACATTTCTTTCATAATTCTATTCATATCTTTGTTGATCTTGTTCATTTGCAAACTAAGGTTGTTCATCTGTCTAAAATGCAGACTTCAGAACTTCCTCTGCACTTTTTGCGCTTGTTTCTAATAAATCCAAAGAGTCAATTATAGTTCTTATATAGTTATTCCAATCGTCTTTTTCTGAATCAGTTAAATCTGCCTTTTCTCCGGCTGTCTTCATTAACTCAACAAATGATTTGACTTGCTCATCGCGTTTTTTAATTAATTGATCAAATAATTCGTTGTCATCTTGTAAATATTCACCTAGACCTTCAAACTGTGATGCTAAATCTGCTTTTGTACTAGAATCAAAAGTCCCAGATTCTTTATATTGTTGAATAGCAGTAGTGATTGATTCTATTTTGGATTTGTAATTATCTGCATCTTCTGTGAAAACTTCATCGGCAAAAATGTCTGACATTTTTCCTTCTGATGGGATATCTCGCAACGAATCTTTATACCTCTCAATGGCGTTAATCAATGCTTCAAATGTTGGTGGTAAATGATTCTCATTTAAAACTTCGTCCTTAAACATACCTTTTATTAAATCTTGTTGTTCTTGATTTAATGTTTTTATATCTTCCCAATCATATTTAGCACCATTTCTATTGTATTTTTGTGTTTTGGAATCATACTCAACTGTTCCGCCAAGTAATTTATAAATATCATTTCTATTTTTAGTTGCTGTCCAATGTAATCCATCACTGTCTTCATACATAATATCAAGACCAACAGCTATCTGTTGACGAATCTATTCATCTGGGAATAAAGTTTCTAGTAAGTTTCCAACATAGTCTTTATATTCTTCATTTGTTAAATCATCAAAATTTAATGTAAATAAATCAGATACCTAAACTTTTGTGACTTTACCAGATTCAATAGCACCCTAAATAGGAGCAATAATTTTATTTGTTACATTATCATATATTTCTTCCGCATCCCAATCGATATCATCCCAATTAAAGTTGTATAATGAACCACCTATAGCATCTCTAACCTATTCATCTAATTGGCGATAAGAATGATCTCCATATAAAGATTCTACTAAATGCGGAACAAAATTCTATGTCCAATTTAATCTGAGTTTTTCTTGATTTGATGACAACTTTTCTTGTTCTGTCTATAGTATATTCATAATTCCATCACTACGAACAGATAAATATTCTTTAAATTCTTTAAGTTCTTCGTCCGTTTGTGCTTGGAATGTATATGATAATCTATCTTTACTACCGGCAGATCTAATTCTTAAATTATCAAACTAACCAGATTTCCTTGCCTATTCAAAAATTGATTCTATCTATTCGGCATAGATACTATCACGGCTAATACTAAATCTTCTAACAGAACCTTCGTTTAAAAACCCGCCTTCTAAATCGTTAACATTAAATAATGAATATAATTTGTCATTGTACAAATTCTGAATATCTTTTGACTTTTGTATTTCTTTGGAAGTTTCCTCGTTTTCTTGTCTGATTTGTTTTGCAATTGCAGGAAGCTTTGTTTGTATATCATAAGCATCTATTTTTCTTATGGTATTAAGGTATTCATCTAATGTCTATTTTGCTTTTGATGAATCTTCCGATAAATCTACTAATTTTGATCCGTAATTTGTCGTACCAGTAATTAGTGATGGATACAAAGATGCAATATCTTGATTTATCTATAAGAATTCTTCAAATTCTTCGTTAGACAAAGAAACATTCGTTATGTTATTACCATCCATAGATACGCCACTTCTTAATTCGGAATATCTATCTCCAAGAGTTTTTGTCTATGTCTTTTTGTCGTTAAAAGATGATTCTATTTCCTGAACGGATGTCTTAGCGGCTTCGCCAGCCTCTATAATTTCTTGTTTAGTCTCTATAAGTCTATCAACAACTGTTGCAATTCCTTCAACAATCTTTTGAGCAACAAACATTACCACCATACCAGCAATAGCATCCATTACTGCACCGGCAAAATTCTCTATCCCACCAACTACACTCTAAATAGTGCCTTTAAATCCATACGCTTTGTTTGATAAATCATCCCAAGCTTTCCCTACAGAATATAATTGTTTTTCTTGGTCACTCAATCCTTTTGTTGCATTTAAAATCTCAGCCGGAACAGCTTTCCCGCTAGCAGTATATTGAGCAATTGCATCACTTAATTTCATTCCCTTTTTAAAATCAGACTAGAAAAATTCATTAATTTCTTTTGGCATCTAAGAAGAAAAATATTGTTTAATATTTCCTATAATTTCTTTAAAACTAGATTTAATACCCTCTTTGCTAAAACCAGATTTTATAATATCTCCGAAATTAAACAAACCCTTTCCCTAGATTCTCATAATAGCACTTATTGCTCCGGCTATTATCATTCTAAGGCCGCCAAAGCGGTCTGAGAGAGTAGTAATAACATTTATAGCATTTGTACCAAAATCAATTATACCCTTTATCCAATCCGAATCTATTGTTGTAGAAAGCAATTCTTGCAACCTGTTCTTAAACTAAGCAACTTTACCCTCTATTGAATCAAGATATTTATCTAACTCTTGTTGTGCACTTCCGTCAGAATTCAAAGACTATTCATATACTTCTTTTAAAACATCAAAATTATCAAGAATACTAGCAGCAGCAGCAGCTCTTGTTTTACCAGCTATTGTTTCAAGTAAGAAGCTTTGTCTGTTGGTGCCCATTTTCTTGTCTTCTTCGCCAATTTCTCTCCAAACTTCAGCAATACCTTTGAGCATTTCATATGTTGATTTATAATTACCACTTTCATTAAGAATATCAAAACCTTTAAATCCATTTGATTGAACTTTTGTTGCATCCATAATGGTCTTACGAAGTTTCGATTGAGTTGTAATAAGTCCATCAACTTCTTCTCCAGCTTCTTGCATATCCTATACAGAAGTACCCGTGAGTCGAAGAGAAATAGTACGTAATGATTGGCCAACCATCTGTGGATTTTGAAGAACCTGATTACCGGCTACAGTTAAAGCAACAGCTTCATCCAATGAATTTCCAGCAATTTTCAATGTTCCCGCTGATCTTTGAAGGGACTCCGCTAATTCTGAAGTACTAATACTGAAATTATTACCAATGTTATTTAATTTATCTATTATTGTTCCTTTATCTAATTCCTAGTATGCCTAACTCATCGCAGTCAATGCTTCTGTTGCAGCTCCAACATCCTAAAATTCAGATACATTTAATAATATAGTTGTTTGTTCTGCACTTTTCTTTGCTTCCTATAAATTTTCACCCAATCGCAACCAATCGGCAGTAGAACTTTGAATCTAAGAAGCAGTAGTACCAACGCGATCTGCAATATCAAAAGTTTCAAGTTGATAATCCTATAATGTAGACAGCGATTCATTGCTAACTTTACGCATCTCGGTAAGTTGAGTATCCAAATCTGTTATAACGCTTATTGCCTCACGACCATAACGAATAAAATCCTGAAAGCTCAAATAATATGTAGCAAGGCTTGTCATCGTGTTTTTAAACTAATCTTTAAACCTATCACCGAGAGATTTTCCCAGTAATCCTTTTTCTGCGGCATCTCCTGTAATCTTCTAAAACCTAGCATTCCATTCTTCTGCAGCGCCTTTACTTCCAATCTAAGATACATCAGACATCAAAAGTTTTAATTCTTCCCTATATTCTTTTGCAGCAATCTTATTCTAATCCATCCACTTCTAAACTTTTGCAAGAGAAGAAGCTTGCCAGTCTTTGGCAATCGGTTGCCAATCAGAACTTTTTGCTAATTTTTGTTGCTCTTTTGCTATTTCTTCTAAATCATCCTTAACTTTATCCAACTCATCTATGTCTTTAACATTAATATCAATATTACCAACTTTTGATTCTAATTCTCCAACTTTTTCTAGCCACCCATCTGGATCAGATCTCCATTCTGCCTGGTTTTTCATTTTAGATATTTTTGTAGCTAATTTGTCGCGAAGTTTTATAGCCTCCTATTGAAGGGCGTTTTGCTCCAACATTTCTTGCGTGTATTTTGACGGATCTGCACTAGCTTGACTTTCGTATACTGCATCAGACAATTCTTTTGCAGAGGCAATCTATTTATCTGTTAATCTCAAACCTTCTACTTTTGCATCATCCCACTGTTGCTCAATTGTAATAATAGACTATAATGCATTGGCTATCTAATCATATTCATTCTATGTTAATGTAGCACCACTGATACCTTTTTGATATAATCTTTGATATGTTTTTTTTGCATTGTCATATTCACTTAATTCAGATACTAAACTTCGTCTTCTTTCTTTATTTAATTCTCTAGTTTGATCTTCTTGCGCTTTTTCTTGCGATTTTACAAATCTCCTATAAGCCGTTGAAACTGTGTCCTAATTTCCAGGCAATAATTTTAAAGCATTATCATACTAATCCTATGTTATAGATTTATTATTAAGCAATTTATCAAGTTCTTCTCTTGCAGCTTTTGTGGCAGATCGCAATTCTTCCATTTTTAAAATAATAGGAGATATGTCGTCTTCTTCAATATTCTTACCATAATTTGCATCAGCAACAAAATTGAAAAATTCGTCCTATACAGATGCGTAATCCTTAAAGGTTTTTGTAATACTATCAAACTATTTCTATATATCAGCTTGCTATTTCGTATACGAAGCCTAATCTTGTTGATTCTTCCACTCGGCTTCACTACGTTGAAGCTATTCTTGTAGTTCTATTCTTTTCTTTGTAGCAGCTTCATCTGCTTTAGCAACTCTTTCCAATACAGCCTATTTTGTCTAAGATAATTCTAATCCGGATTTCTTTATATCATTTAGAACGTTATATTTTTCAATTAATTTATCCAATTCAGCCTGTTCTTCTGGAGCTAGATTTGTTTCTACTGCTTTTTTCATTGTTAAATCGGCGTATCTGTCAGCATCTCTCATTTGTTCTTTATATTCATTTTGAATAGCGCGGTTCTATTGGTCTATCTTTTTATAATCCTAACTACGCTATTTAACCCAACTCGCCTTGTTAATATCAGGATTTGTCTCATCATCAAGCTATCTCAATATGTCATTTAATTCATCCTATAGTTCTTTTGTGTCTGCGGCGGAATCTTTCATTTTCCCCAATAGTACCTAAATATCTGATTTAAGTCTTTCGCGCCCGACATCTGGTCTATCCGCATCTAATTTGGTAGAGGATTTCTAGTCTTTTATAGCCTATTGAGCCAATCGTTGATATTCTTTAAGTCCAGCATTAATCTCTGCCCATTGGGATTCTGTAGCCTTATTCCCAGCATTTTGAATATTCTCAAAAATGTCACGAATTTTTTTCTCTTGTGCCTCAAGAGCTTTAATATCTGATTCAGGAAGTTTTACTCCAGCATTTTCAACATATTTCTTTTTTAAATTATCTAAATTCCCCCTCTACGTAATTAATTTAGCATTTGTTCTTTCTGCCTATTTTTGAGCATCCCTATCTCTTTTTTCATTTTCTTTAATTGCCTATACCCATGCATTATCATACTGCATTTCTCGTTTTTTTTGCAATTCTGCCTCAGTTAAACGGCCTGCTTCAATTCTTCTTTTTTTAAAATCCTGTACTTGTGGGCTATCTGGCAAATAGCCATTTTCTTTATAATATGTATCTAATTCTGTTTGTGCTTCGTGTAATTGGGTTCCCAATATCTACAATTTTTTCTACAAACCTTCTATTGGTTTCCCAAGGGATTCTGCGTTATATATATCCTCATATGTTTTTATAATTTGTTGATCGAGAGATATAATTTCTTTTTCAAGTGCCTCAAATGAAGTGGTTATTGACTCGACTTCATATGATTGTCCTTCTTCGTCTTCTTTCATTCGTACTGTTCTAATTTGCTGCCTGCCTGTTCTTTCCTTATATTGACTAAGCTCGCCATCAACATCTGTTTGACTTATATAAACACCATTACGCGGAGATTTATTTTTAGGCTCTTCTACCTTTTCTTGTTCTTTCTAAAGCGCCTACAATTCTTTGCGTAATTCTTCAAGCGCCTATTCCGCATTTATACCATCATCCGAAATCTTATTCATGCAAGATTGCCAAATAATAGGAATTTGTTCAACCGTCACACCAAATTCTTCAAGAATTTCTTTTGAGCCTTTAACGAATTTTGTAGTATTTTCCTATAATGGAGTAGTAAACTCGGTTCCAGATTGAATACCGTCAAAAGCTTCTCTTATTTTTTTGCCAATATTCCCAACATCAAGATCATTTGCTTTTAATATTTCCGCTATAATCTCTTCAATGGTTGATTCGCCTTTGTGCATTACTTCCATTAATTGTTTCCAATTCTAAACTTCATTGTCGTCAACCACATTGAAAACTGTATAGAGTCCTGCTTTTTCGTTCATTTCACTTAGAATTTCTGGTAATTTTATTCCTCCATTATTTACCATTACATTAAACCCTAAGCTTTGCCTATCATTATTCCAATCGTCTCCAGATTCTTCTCTATATTCTGGTAATATTTGTATGTGTCTTCCTTTTAAATACTTCCTTATTCTTTGAGCATCTGTTTGATATTGATCATCCTTTGTTTCTTTTATTAAATTTTTATCATCTTCTAAAATGTTTTTTATAGAACTTAAATCTAAATCTTCTCCATTTTCTAATGTTTTAAACATCTCTTTAAACGAACCGGTTAATTTTTCTACAGTTTTTTGTGTAAGCCCTAATTTTTCTCCAATATCCTAAGCAAGCCGAGTAGCAGCATCGGAATATTTTTCAAGATTATCTTCCTCTTGTGAAACTGGAGTTTCATTAGATTTATATCTTTCTTCGACATTACGTCTTGCCTATTCCCACGCTTCTCGTTGCAGATTTTGTTCTGTTTCGTATCTTTCTTCTAATACAGGAATTGTTGCTTCAATTTCTGCGCGTTCTTCTTTTAGTTCTTCTATTCTTTCTCTATATCCTCGCCTTTTTTCTTCAACCTATTTATCGAATTCTTCCCCTTTTGGTGTCATATCTTCGCCAAACAATCTAGAATAATCCTTATAAAACAATTTTAATTCTTGTTCGGCATTTTCTATACTGGTTGTACATCTTGTAATTATTTCATCTATTTCATTTATTCTATTTTCTGCCGCATCAAGGTTGTCTTCAACTATCTATCCTTTATTAACATCATAAATTTTTTCAAATTCTTTTTGTATTTCAGCGCGTTTATTTTGCTCATCAATTATACCTTGAATTCGATCATCTTCCGACTTGTCCCATACTTCTCCGGCAGCATAATTACGTTTTTCCAGCATGTCACTTTGCTTTTCAAGTTCGTCAGTAATATTAGCCTATAAAATGGACTCCTCTTTTAAATCATATATAACAGTTCCATACGTTGTATCAGCGTAACGTGTTCCCCTAGTATCTACGCCGCCATATCCAAGAGACTTCATGAATTGAGTTGAAACACTATCTTTTCTATCTTCAAAGCTAGAATTTTCCATATAATTTTCTAGCTCGGACAATTTTGCCGCAAATTCATTTATATTCAATACAGATTTTCCAAAAACATCTTCAAATTGATTAAATAATTCAATAATAGAATACCTTCGCTCGCCTTGAGTATATCTGGTTAAATGCTATAAAAAATCATGTAATTTACCAGCCAAATCATCATTGTTTCGTGCATCAAAAAGATTGTCGTATTTTGATATATCAACACTTGTAAATGGAAGTTTTGAGTAATTATTACTATCCATTAATTTATGTTTTGTTGCTGCATCTACAAAATAATGTCCAGTGCCAAAATATCCAGTTCCACGATTAGATCCATAAAATCTGCCATTTGTTTCCGCTTTATTCAATCTAGACACAATACCTGCATGATAAATAACATCATCAATCGCAGCTGCCGTTTTTTTTGTTTCTTCTCTTGCTTTTTTCATACTATCAGTTATTCTTGATCCATCCATGGAACTTCCCATAGAATTTGTTAATGTAGGTAGAACAGTAGGAGTAGGATTACTCATAGTCGTTTTTGTATCAGTAACAATCCTTCCATCCGGTCGTTCTCTACTAACTGAATGATGTTGTTCTGTTTGCGTACCAACAGGCTTTTTAATTTCTGTTTCATCAGCCAATTCGCCTTTTACTTTAATTCGATAATCTCCAGAGTCTAAAGCTTCTTGAATTTGATTTGGTAATGATATTTCAGAATCTAAACCTATTTTTATTGGATATACATTTCCCTCGTCGATGGCTTCCTATACTTTCTCTTTTATTCCTCCATCTACGACTTCTTTACCAGATTTATTCATTGCACCAGATAGAGCCTCTGATAAATCTTGTGCAGCCTTTGCAACCTATTCCATCTTATCAAGCAATTCGCTTAAAAATGATGTTATTCCACCGTCCTCGGCTTCTTTAATTCCAAAACCATCTTTAAAAATCTTTTGTAGATTTTCAAAAGCATCAGTAAGGCTTTTTATATCCTATTCATAATCTTTTATATTACCAAGTTTGGCAATATAATCCATAAACCCAAGATCTTCTTCTGACTATTCGCTCTTTTTACCTATGCCATATAAATTTCTAATGTTCTTACGTAAAGTTGACATATCTCCTTTTGGAGAACCCGACCCTTTAAGATACTTATATACAGAATAATAAGGACTTGTTTTCTATGCTTCTTTAACTAAACCTTTATTCTGTTCTTTCCATTCATCAAACGTTCCTTTAAATTTCTTAGCTTCTATGTCGCCTCGAAAATTGTCCTATAACTATTTCCATACCTAATCATTTACTAACTCTTCTGTTGCAGTGGTAACATCCTTTAAAAACGACATAATAGAACGAATACGTTCCTCAACATTGGTATATTGATTAACAACGCTAGATTTTGATAATGCCGCAACAACATCTTTTCCTGCATATTGTTCTCTAAGAGTCGAAGAATTTAACAGACCAACCATAAATTGCTATGCGTCATTTATTAATGGATCTTGTTCTTTAAATATTGAAAGTACTTTATCATATGCCCTTTCATATCTCTCTGCTTGCTCTCTCCAATAGTTTTCCTCTTCCTTTTTTTGTTTATTAGCACCGTTGGCGTCAACATAATAATTTGTTGGACTATTTGTAGCACGAGGCTTAGAAACCATTTCTCTAAGAGACTTCTGATTTTCACGCATTCTTTTTGTGGTGCCTTCACCAATAACACCAATTGATTTAGAGATATTTGTCAACGTAGAATTCAAATCTTCTAAACTTTTTCTAAACCCCTAAACACTATCTACATTAAAAGCATTATCAATAATATTTCCCAAATCTCTAAACTGAGAGAGAAGAGAAGTAATGCCAGATTCATCATCTATTTTCCCAAATGCATCAGAGATGTTATTAATCTGTGCAACAAGATCCTAGAGTAATTGAATTAAAACTGCGATTTCGTCAGTACCCCAAGATTCTCCTGGTTTAAAATTTAACGTCGCTTCACTTAATTGTTTATTAACATACTCTATAAGTTCGCCATATGTTTGGAGTTTATCATAATCATCAATTAAATAATCAGTATAAGACTTTACACCATTGTCATCTTGATTATCAACATAGCTCGTGTATCGTTCAATATCATCTTCGATTTCTCTTTCTACATCTTGTTTTCTTCGAATTAATTGAGAGAGTACATCCTGTAAATGACTTATCCTATTTTCGGCATCACTATCAATGTTTTCAATATATGAATAATTCGCTTGATTATAGTCCCAATCATCTTCTATATTCTTTTTTTTATATTTCTAATAAGCCCGACTTCTTATTTCTTCCACAGATTCATATGCTTTTCTCTGTCTCTCTACTGCTCTTTCTATTCTTTCGGTTTCTTCTTCAAAGTCATCCGACAGATCATCATATATGTCATCACCAGAATTCCCACGCATCTCATTATTTATATCTTCTTGTTGTTTAATTATAAATTCTTTCTGTTTTTGAAGTTTTTCGGCGAACTCTTTATATAGAGCATCAACATCTGCCGTATCCTCCTCGGCTCGTTTTTTATAATCAGATAACCATGATTGAGTACCATATTCTTTAAAATCTTCATTCCCAAGAATTAAATCTTCCATTTGTTTTGATCTTTTTTCACGATGTTCTTTTGCAGTTCTTTCATATTCTTTTCTCTAATCCTCAATTTGTTTTCTAAAATTCTATATATAGTTATCTCTTTCAAACGAAGAGTCATAGACATTATTTAATATATCTCTAGATTCAGAAACCTAAGCTTTCGCAAGACCATTTTCTTTTGGTATCTCATCGGATAATATACGCAATTCATCCCTTAACTGGTTGGCTTCATTTCGTAATTGCTACATTCTTTCTATTTGACTATCAAAATAAGCATCGTTACCGCTACTGTCGAGTTCTTGTCCCATTACTTCAGTCATGGCTTCTTTTAATTCTTCTGCTCTTTTTTGTATTTCATTTAACCGCTTTTCTGTATTCTACCATGCCTATTCCGCTTCTCTTGCTTGTTGCTCTAGTTCTGCAGCTTCAATTATGCTCTTTTCCGCAGGATTCCAATGTTCATTAAAATATCTGCTTGCAGTGCCTCTGAGTTTATCATTTGCATCTATGGCCATCTATTTCTGTTTTGCTGATGTTAATTGGTTGTTTTTATCTGGAGCAAGATATCCGCTACTAATCGCCATCCCGGTTCTTAGAGACTCCTATAATCTACTAAACATATCAGAAATACGACCATCAATTTCTTTGCCAACTTTTTCATAATATTGACCAAGCTCATGGTAGTTTCTGAAAAAATTTTGAACTTCTCTGCTTGTTAGTTTTAAACCTTCGTTATTTAATTTTGAATATGTAGATTGTAAAGAAGATTCAAGTTCTTTTACTCTGCTCTATATATCGGAACTATTAAATATGTCCTAATCAGAAATTCCAAATTCTATCTTTTTTCTTGATTTTTTATCTAATTTATTCTATGTTTTAATTATTTGTGCTGCAGCTTTTTCCATATCATCTGATACTTCTGTATAATTTTGATTTATTTCGTAAGTAGTGCTCTAATTTTGTAATTTCCCCTATGCTTCTGCAAGTTTATCTATTGCTCCAGTCAATTTCTCTATGCTAGAAACCGCATCTTCGATTCTTTTATTTCCGCTTCCATTGCTTATTATTTTCGACATTTAATCACCACCTTACATTATATACTATATAAAATATTCTAAATTTTAGTCAAATACGGTTCCAAAATATCCATAGCAGTGTCACCATACTCTTGTTCTACCTTATCCAAATAATCCCCAGATTCTTCAATGATAGTTTCTTCTGCCGATGGACCACTTGTGGCGGGTTTATACCATTTACCGTGAAGCTTCCACCATGGTTGACCTGGGTCTGGATGTCCTGGGCCATCATCTGCCCCCCCATGAAATCCTCTCACAAATGAATTTTCAAAAATATAATCTGTAGCAACTCTATAACTAGTTTCCATAAATTGTTCACCAGTTTCAATACTCCATTCTTCATTTGTGGCCGTTACTCGATATGCAGACAAAAGACCTTCTTGTCTTTTATAAATATGAGGAGGATATGAATCATAAAAAGCAACAACAGCATTTTCCGCAATTAAATCCAAATTAAATCTCACTCGTTTATTAAATGCCGGTCTTATTGTTTCGTATATTACATCAACGGCTGTTTTAATATCATTCCCGGCTTTTACAAGGGCTGATACTTTAGAATAATAATCTATTCCAAAATCAATTGTTACGCTGGTTTTTTCCAAAATAACACACCTCCAATATCTAATCTAAAAATAAAACTCTAATCCTTTTCAACATCTTCTATAAACCACGGAATAATCCTTTCAAATATAAAAAACATTGAAAAGAATTCGAAATATAAAAAGCGGGAGAGTGCGCAAATTAATACGCACCCTCCAATATATAAAAACGTCAGGAATACCATATTATTAATTAGTAACTACGTATTTTATAAATCACATTTCGTGGTTCATCTGGTCAATAAGTCTTTGAATAGACTCTTTATCCTTTTGATCACTTGCCTCATTCATAATACCGTGAAGCTTCTCAATCATGTGTTTCTTTCCATCGTCTCTGCTATATCCACCACGACGTCCACCACGGCGAGAATATCCACCATATTCATAACTAGAACCGTCATTATAATAACCACGACGATTTGAATATCCGCCATTATTAGGCATATTCCAGTTATCAAACGAATACCCATCCTCGGTTACGCTAACTCCTTCTTCAAACATTTCAACGGAGCCAATATCTTTAAGGATGTCTACTAATTCACCAATGATACATACAGTTTCTTTGGAAAGTTTATCTCTATGAGAGACTTCATCTAACTCATCATAAATCATATCTTTAATCCGATCAAATTCTTTCATGTTATCCTCCTCCCTTATCTAGTAACCGCCAAATCAGGCCGAGAGAAGATTACATTTGCGTTCTGAACAAGAATCGGCTGATCACTCGTATTTCTAATAGTTACTGTTTCACAACATCCATTCCAGATTTCGGCATTAATCGCTCTCGATACATTAAAGAACTATTCAACAGCAGCCGGAGTTACAATCATTGTGGAAGATGGAATAGTACTTCCGTCAATAGTGATTGATAGCTGAATAGATCCAACAGTTCCGCCGGTAGGGATTGCAATATTAGCACCAAAATCAACAAGGTACTGTGCAGACCTTGCTCTTCTACATGGACACAAACGTCCCTAATTTGGAACGAATCCGCTTAAAAGAAAGTTTCCAGTATCATCGCGATGTCTGATAAAACCGCGAGGACAAGGAACCGGGGTTTCTGTAAAAATAACAGATTCTCCCGGATTAACCGTTTGAAGGCTGTTATTACTATACTCGGCCATTACATTACCCCCTCTCAAGCATTACATCCACACATGTTCGTATAATAATTTCCACAACAATTAGGATTTTGTACCATATATGCAGGACGTGGAACAGGAGCGAGATACTGTTCAAGAGCAGTTGTCTGGGCTTCATTATTGGCAATTATTGCAGCAGTTTGTGCATTCTGAGAAGCTGCGAGATTAGCCATTGTGAGTTGATTCCGAAGAGCCTAAATTTGTTCGTTCTTCTGATCTATCTTATCCTAACACATCTGGTCGAGGATTCTCTAAGTAGAGGCATTATTTGCGGAAATTACATCCTGTAATGCCTGTGCAACAGCAGCCCTATCTGCACATGCTTCTGTAGCTACGGTGTATTTAAGGTCGGCAGTAGCAGCACGATTCTCACAACAGCAGTTCTACTGAGCCATAGCAATGGTATTCATCTGATTGGTTAAGTTCGCAAGAGTATTGGCGCGAGAAATCTCTGCACCGGCAAGGCTATTATTAATACCATTAATACCAGCCATAATTGCAGCTTGGTCAAAACCATTCTGAATATCACATTGTGTAGCAAATGCAGCAGCATTACCATTTCCACCAAAATTATTTCCCCATCCATTATTTGCAAAGATGAGAAGAATCAAAAGCCACCATGCGCCATTATTACCAAAATTATCATTATTACCCATAACAGCTGCCAAATCAGCAGCACTCATATTATCAGTCAGACCCATAATTTTCCTCCCTATAAAATAGAAGATATTCCTGACATTCTTACCAATAAGACAGTTATTTTAACCTTGAGTTTTATTTATCTGAGATAATAAATCTTTAACGGTATCTTCATTAAATTGATCAATCAATGGTTTAATAGTAGTACCAATTAATGAACCAAATCTTTCTACTTGATTTCTTATAAATGAATGTATTTCATATTCATTTGTCAATAAGTCGTCAACTGTCATCTATATAATCATATTAAATTCTTTTAATTCTCTTTGTTGAATATTTTGTATGAGTGCATCAAAAATTCCATATCCATTTAAAATATTAAAATCTTCGAGCATCTTCCCTTCATTTTTGTTTCTTTCAATATCAGTATACAAATCAAGTAATGACATACATGTCAACATATATTTAGCAATAGAATCTGCTCGGAACTTTTGCACCTCATTGCCATTTATGTCTTTTTCTTTTACATAATAAGACGCTTGAACAATAGCCTTTGCAATATCAGCCTTTTTCTCAAACGGAACATAATCCGATTTAATATGTTCTTTTAAAAAATCTGTCTTTTCTTCATCTGTTTTTCTAAATTTATACGCTGTAATAAAAGCAGTTAATTTTGTACTCATAGTATTTCTCCTTTTAAATCACATATTATTAATTAAATTTTCCGCGTTACGCAAACCTTGTGCGTTACCATTATTAATCAAATACTGTGCAATTTGCACTGGATTATTTTTGTACTTCTATAGTTCGTTATATTGCATTTGATTGATTTTACCATTATTTAATAAAATATCTAATATATACCCTGGGTTATTTTGTAACTACCTATATTGTGTTAACAATCCCACCAATCCATTATTTCGCGGCTATGGTGCTCCAAAACGATTAAACAGATGATTTGCCATTATGATTCACATCCCTTCTGTTATTTTGTTTTGATTTCATAGTATCCAATCTTTTAGTAATATCATTTATTTGATTCTGCAAAGCATCAACCTATTCAATTGTTGCATAATTGCATACCTAAACATTATCCTAATTCGCATTACGATCAGTATAATCTAAAATAGTTACACTTGGTCGTCCTGTTTGATCCGCAGATTTAATATATACTACTTGTTCATCTCTATCCCATAATGCAACCGTAGCCCCTGGTTGAATTTGATAAGATTCAACTTCAGACATACCCTTTACCCATATAAGACTATTCTGTTGATATATGGATTGAGGTTGAGACACCATCTACGGATTCTATGGTGCAAAATTAATTCCACCTACTTGTGGCTGATAATATCCATTATTTGTAGGATAATTGACAGCTTGATACGTTGCAGGAAAATTATTAAAATTAGCCATTTTCACTCCTCTTTTCCCAGTAATAAATTACTACTTCATTTGAGCTATCCCATGAATCATATATATGTTTATCCACGGCTATAACATGTGTTCCAGTGGCAACTATATATTTCCCATTAGGATGATCTTTTACAAAATCTTTTAACGTATAACAATCTGGACAAGTGTCTGGAAGATTTCTTCTAACAAATCCTTTAGATTTTAAATATGACCCTATAACATAATTAGAGGATGGCATATCACATAACAAAAATCCTTCAGACACCAAATCGGTATAAGACTTTTCCCAATCATCATTATTAATAATTTTAGAGATAGCTCGTATTGCACAATCTCCCACAAGTTTTCCCTGTGGATTTGGATTATAAAAAATATAAGACATGTAAATTCCTCATTCTATTGTTTTAATTATTATTTCTTGCCTTGGGTTATCCTTATCGTATCCCATAATTTGAAATAGATAATTTGAATTCATACAAAAATCTTTATTAAATGTATAATTATCTATACTATGTTTTTTATTAGATTCCCAGTTATCTATCCAACCATATGTTCGCTAGATACGTAAATAAAGCTCATCTTTTATTATAATTAATCTAGAAAATTCTAAAGGATATTGTTCGGCAAACAACTATAATCTTAATTTCGATTTTTGATCCATCCATCCTTTGATTTCTATCCATAAATCATAATCTGGTAAATAAAAATCTGGTTGATAACTCATGACGCCATTAATATTTTCAGAAAAGAAAAATCTTTTATATTCATATTTCCAACTAATGTTTAAAAAGTTAAAAACCCTAGCTATATTGGCTTCCCACGAACTTCTAAAATACTGATTTAAATCTTCTCGTTTTCCTCCTTTACATCTAGAATATGAGTTTTCAGTCGTTGTATATCCGCCGTTCTTTATTCTTGTTTCTACGGCTTTCATTGCAATGGCGTGTTTTTCGTCGTAGGACATTTCTGAAGCTAATTTATAGTGAGATTCAGACATTCTTTTTCTCGCATCATCGCTATGATGTTTACCGGGCATGCCTTTAGGATGCCCATTTTCTTTCCAATATTCTGATGTTGTCTATGATAGTTTTAAGCGTACTTCATTCTAAAACTTATCAGACTCGTGGTATAATTTTATACTATTTCTAACCTTTTCAATAAATACCTCATTTGGCTTTCTTTTACCATTAGTTAGACCAGCATCTTTTGCAACCCGAGAAATAGTTATAAGCGATCTTTCAAGTTTTTTAGCCAGATAATTTAAATCTAAATATTCTCCAACATGTGCGTTATAATAATCAATTATGACCTGTTTTTCTTCTTCCGTTACTGGTTTAGCCCCTAAATAATTTAAACCAAGCTTGCTCTTCATCGCTCTAATACTGTTAGAAGATCTATTTAAATAATCTCCAATTGTATCTACGGTTTCTCCTTGATCATATAGTTGTATTAATATATTTTTCTCATCTTCCGTCCATTCTTTTGCCATAAAACACCTCTAACTAATCAAATTTCCATAATCAAAAATTCAGTCCTCGGATTCTCTTTATCATAACCACCACTTATCACAAGCTTAACAAGATTGTTACAATTATCATCAATAATCATCTATGTTTCTGTAAATGCATCTGCAAGTAATTTTACTCCACCGACACAATTGTCTAAATCAAATCGACGTTTTGTTGGCATATACACATTTACCTACATTATAAATTTGTCCAATTTTAAATTTTCAAAACCATAGTGCTTAACCACCCATATTCCAAACTCTTTATATTTTGCCTTTAAAGCAGCCATCTAAATTCTCTGTAATATTAATATCTAATTCAATGTCGGCATTATTGGTTTCTCTATTGGTTTCTTTTTAGCTCTTGGGTGTTGTTTGAAATAATATTTATTATATTCATCAACTAGTTTTTGGTCTATAATTAACTTATACTCCATATCATTTTTCTCCTAATGATGAGAGAGAAGATTGTTCTACATTCTTAATACCATTCTCATCGAAATACTAAGACAATGTTTCCTCCGTGGAGGTATCATTATATAAATTACACATATCTGCACTAGACCATCCGACAATTTCCTATATAACGGAAGATGGAAGATTAGCCTTAAAACACTGTGTAGTAAAATAGTGACGAAGTGAATGCCAATAAAAATCTTTGCCAAGGAATTTTGTATATGTACCAACCCAATTGTCCAACAACTCAGCCTTAATAGGTTCGTCTGGATTAGTAGAAGATGGGAACAGCCATTCGCTTTCAATTCCACTTTCTTTTCTATAATCTAGCCATAGTTTTAAATATGGATCGAAGTCTTTCTTTAGCACGTACAAGTCAAGCATCTTCCCACGAGAACCACGACCTTTTGTTTTAACCTTCTCTGGGGTTTTATATAATGACCCAAATATTACATTCTCTTCGTTAAAATACGAAACCTTAAACCTTGGCAATTCAGACTTCCTTCTACCAGAATACATAGCCAATGCCAGAATACACGCTTGCATATATTTCTCTTGTTCAACAAGATGAGAGAGTAGCTTTTGCAATTCTTCTGGTTCAAATACCGTTTTCTCTCTAACTTCTTCTTTAACAGGAGATTCTATTTTCCGAATAACCGCACGGTATCCAACAAATTCTTCTTCCTCGTCGAGTATGTTTTCAATAAAGTTACTCATTGAAGAAATAACAGCTTTGACTCTCCGAATTCGATTTGAACTCCAACCCCATTCATTAAGACAATGATTCTGGAAACGAGCAAATTCTCTCTTTGTTATTTTTATAAACGGTTTATTACTATTGTATTGCAAATTCCAAACCCAGAAAATTGATAAGTCACTTTTATACTAAGATATTGTAGTAGGTGCTCTATCTATGGACTGCAAATACTCAACAAAATCTTCTCCCAGTTCTTGGTTCTCAGGTGCGACCTAACTTAACAATTCTGGAGTTGTAATATTATTATATACTGTTTTTCGTCCTATCTTAATCACCCTCTCTCTGTTCTTGACCTCTCTTTACCCATGCGTCATACGCCTCATATGTCTCGTCTTTCTTAAAAACAAATAAAACAACTTTTTTATCTGGGTTCTTTCTGTCGTCTGAAATAATAACATCTATTGGTGTAATCCCAAATTCGTTTATATAAAAATCAATTTGTTGCAAATTTAGTATTCTCACATAGTCTTTACTAAAATAATCATATTTCTTGCCTGATATGCCTCTTTTAATATATTCATCCATAATCCACCTCAATTAAACCAACAATACATGGTTTCATACGAAAAACAATCACTATATCTAAACACCGCCATATAATCAGTAAACTCTTTAACAGATTCTGACGGCTCACCTTTTTCGACACCTTCAATTGAAACTCTGTAATCATCACGTTGATCAGATACCGCATATCCATGAGCAGTATATTTTGGATACATCTCCATAAAATCATAAATCTCCTAAATTGACGGTGCGAGATTCTGGCGATCTTCTGGATCTGCGAAATTGTTATCAATTAGAGTTTTAAGAGTTTTCACATCCATACCTTCAAATTTTTGAATTCCGCCAAATTTATACTTATTTGGTCTATATTTGCCAAAAATAATTTTGTCACGAGATACAATATCTTTATTCAATTCTTTCATAACGCTTTCTCCTTTTAATCACAAAATCGTAAAAAATGGGGAAACACAACCTGCTACGAATGCAAATCATGCTTCCCCATATACGTGAACCGGTATAACCGAGTCACTGCTTTTTATTAATCACATTCACAATTTTTTGGTGCCATATGTTTTGGCGTTAATCAACCCGACAATTTTGACATCGCCGAGTCGCACAATCATTTCTTATGATTCTGAAATTTCTGATTGTTAAAAGGACGTTTTTCCTCAACTGGTTTCTCTTCAACCGGTTTTGTCTCAACTGTTTCATCCTCTTTTTTCTCCTCAACTTTCGGCTCATCCTTAATGTCAAGAATTTCTTTAAGAACCGGAACGACGGGAGATTTGCTTTTAAGAATATCAGTAATATTAAGAGCCTTCAGAACTTTAGCGGCATCTTCTTTACTAATTTCTTTTCCTCTATATTGCTGCCATACATTGTATACATCTAAGCAATTCTCGTCATGTACAAGGAACATCCATGTTTTATTCGGATCATATCCTTGGCATGATGGGCAATACTGATATACTTTGCCACAGCACAAACAAATTCTTTCTTTTGCTGCCATAACTTTTCTCCTTTCAATCAAATATGGCCGCCCTATATTTCAAGGGCGACCGACAGACGTTTAATTTACTCAGATCAAGCTGCAGCGGTGCCAGAAACAACAAGGTCTTCTTCTGGGTAGTAGATGTAGTAAAGAGCCTGGGTACCTGCGCAATAATCAACGTTAAGATTTCCGCTGAAGTCAACTTCCTGAGTCTCAGCATCAAGAGAGATGGTCATGGAAGGATCTGCAGCAAATCTCGGAATTACCACATAGCAAGGTTTAAGGTCATTGTTACAAGGATCGCCATAAGAGCAGAACAGAGTCAGCTTAACAAGAGCAGGAAGATCCTTGGTAGTATTGGTAAGCATAGCTCCAGATACTACATCACGATCATATTTTACAAGATACTGAATCGGAAGATCAGCACCGGCTTCTGGAGCGGTAAGAACAGCATTAGAACCAGTACCAGTTACAAGAGCTGCGGACTCAGCAGCGGTCATAGGTGTAGCGTTTGCACCATTACCATACAGACCAATTACATGAAGAGTACCAGTTTTAAGATCTGGAACCTGAATTGCTCTTCCAGCATCAATTACATAAATCTTCGGCATAGTAATAACAGCAGAAGAAGAAGCATAGGTGATTTCCTTACCAGACTGTGCGTTAAGAGCAGCTGGATGCAATAAAGCGTTAGTAGCAGTAAATGTACCTGTCTTTGTACGATAAGTAGTTCTAATGATATTGCCCTTCTTATCAGTTACATCCTGAGAGTCCGCACTGATTTCAATAGAAGCAGAACTCAGCTGGTCGAGAGCATATTTGATATTGTCATTGTCATCCTATGCAACACCATAAAGAATTTCATCAATATAATGATTTCCAAGTTTGAATGCCATGATATTTTCCTCCTTATAAACATTTTGGTGGAGCATTATTACTCCTTGATTAATTTAAAAATATATTATCAACGATCAATATGATCAATTAATACATCACCCTTGTTCTTTAAGGGTCTTAGCTTTACTTATACTATTGTTTGTATCTCTAGGTATATCCTTCATCCAATTATAATCTTCAGGTTTTATTTTAGTTCCATCAACAAAACCAGAATACATCCCTTTCATAACAGCAGTAGAATGTTCATATATTTGTAAACGATTTACTGAATCAAAAAACTCAAAAATACTAACATCCTTTAATTCTTTAAGTTTATACTTAAATCCAGGATGATTTACACATGCAGAAATAATAGGCTACATGCCGGATGATTGTTTTTTATTTTCTTGTTCTTTCATATGTTCAATATTTCGTTTATCTCTCTATATGTACCATTCTTTTAAATACGAACTGTTAGTTATTTTTTCTTCCGGGAATGTATTTGTAACAGCTCTCAAATACTGCGAAAAGTGATTCCAAACATCATAATTTATTTCAATCTAATCCTCTTCATCCCATAATATTAACTCACCATCATCTTCGGAATCTGGGTCAGTCTTTTTCATTAGAGGTTCAAATTTACTAAAATCTAAATCTCCAAACATCAACTTCGACACTTCTGGGTCGATGTTTTTATATAACATCACAAAGAGCATAAAATCAGACCATATATTCCAGTCTATTCCCATATCCCACAATGGTACTCTATACTATGTTGTATTTCCAACAAAAATACTAAGCGTTGCAAAAAAACGCTTTTCTCCAACACGAATAATATCTCCTATAGTAGGAGAGTAGACAACAATCTCACCGGGAATTCCTTCCAAATTTATATGGTACGGTTCACCAAAATACATTTGGAGAAGATCAAACTCAACCTTCGGATTCCTTGCCATAAAATTCTCGATTCGCCATTCTCGTAGTTCCACCACGAGTTTTTCCTAGATTGTTATCTATAGTTTGCTCAAATATTAGAGTTCGACATGCATAATCGTTATCAACAACACTTGGTTGATTAGAAACACAATGGATTTTACACCCAAATAAATTGGTCCAGTTGAAAATATCCAGAAGAATTGCAGCAATCAAATCATGACGAGCAATTCCGGTTAATTTTTCGATGTTCGTTTTCTCTTCACATAAAACATAAAATATTACCTATTGAATTTTCATATTTGAATTATAACGTTCAAGTTCTCGAACACTTGTCTCGTAACATATATAATTCTGTATATTATGTTGTGTTGGATGAATCATAAAATATGGAAGAATGTTGATGCCAAGATAATCACTTGGATCGGCTTCTTCTTCCTCTAATTCTTTATTATTTAACAAATATAGTATAAGTTCATTTTCAATAAGAGATTTCTTAATAATCTCTTTATACCTAATATCATCAGAATCAGGTAGCTATTTTAAATCGCGTAGGGATTTAAGTTGTTCTGGTGTTAATTCCATAGTTCAATCCCTCCTCTTATAGTGCGATTATCTCTACATCTAGCTACACAGTGACTTCACCAGACGTATTTTTTATTTTTAATATTTTACCTATATATGAATCATCCCCCAAGAATTTAAACTTGAGTTTATGAGGATCATCCATTTCTATATATTCCACAATTGCATTAGGTACTCGGACATTATCAATCCAAAGCGCCCAATATCCAGGCGCATAATCAGAAATATTGCCTTCTTCATCATAATAGGTAAGTGTAAATGTTTTTGCAGACCCGCCAATTTTAATCTATTGCTTACCAGAACAAGTAATTTTACCGGTAACCGTTGGTAATTCATCACTTATTGGGACGGCAGGGACAGGTGCAACTTGTCCTTCCTTCCAATCTGCCCACCATGCAACAACATTCCCATTATTATCATAATCTGCTTTCAGAGTATGCTAATTAGCTAATTCTTGTGTACATGTATAAACAGCAATTCCTTTAGAATTGGAACGATTAATCTTGCTTATCTACCATACTCTTGGTTCGGTAAGAACATTTGCATCAATAACAAGATATGTATTATAATAAAGATGTTCGGTGTCTCTGTTTAACGGAAGAGCAAATTTTGTTTGGTCTTCAGGCTATTGGAATTTATAATCAATCCAAAGTCCAGAATTGTTCTAAATGTTACTTTATCAGTTCGTTACTCTGACAAAGGAATAACTACGTTATCAAAATTATTCTTGTATTTTTCATATTTTCTTTTTAAATACATGTCAGCATCCATATAAAGCCAATCAAGGAATTTTTTAACTTGTTGTGTACCACTAAAAGATAATACTTTAGTTACACCATTATGACACGATGCATCATAAATATTCCCACATGGAATACCCAATTCATTCCTTAAATATTCTTGCAAATCTTTACAAAAGGATTCCGTTGATGTAAATGTTACGAGTGGTTGAAATTTTCCATTCTTTGTATAATTAGGACATAGAGATCCATCTCCATCAAAGTATCCAAGTACAAAAAATTTCAAAAGACTTGCATCAATAAATTTCGGAAATTCCAAGATTAAACTTTTATTTTTCTTAACTCCTTTTTTCTCAAGTTCTTCACTTATATGTTTGCTAAATATGCTTAATCTGTATTGATTTTGGTAATTATATCCAAAATCATGTTTCTAACTATAGTCTAAATATTCTAATGGTCTTTCATACTGTAATTCATTTCTTATCCTGTCTAATATATATCCATCATTCTCTTCGAGCGATATTGAAACCGTCTGTTTGGGAGTGAAATTAGAGCCATCCGCATATAATAATCCTAAAATATATGCTTTGTTTTGAGTGTCAATTTCATCAAAATAATATTCATTTAATTTAAATTTACGTTTACCATTTCCAACTCTTTTTACTCCAAACTAATCCAATACCTTCGCTATTACTTTGTGTCCAACTTTAAATTCTTCTCCGATTTTTACAGTTGACATTCCACCATTATACATTTCAACTATTTTTTGTTTTTCATCATATGAAAAGTCTTTATATGTAAATAATTTTCCCATTGCTATTCCTCCTAAAAATAAACAATATATAATAAAGACAGTAATTTTCGTATTAGGAGTACGAAAAAAGGAGGCCAATCCCTGTCCTGTCTTAATTATCAGTAGTTATTCTTTCTTGCACTTTCGTACAAGAGCAGATCATATCAACACCATATCTTTCGACTTAGGTGGCTCCCTTTACCTCACTTGAGGACATGATCGTTGAACTTTACCCTATTCGGGTCTTAGCTGCGGATTATCCAATGTAATAACTTTTTATAGCGTTTCACACTTAGGTATATTTCATCCTTTTGCTGTAGCATATTACCTCTAAGGAGTTCCCCGCAATTAAGGAACTTTCGACATAAGCTTTCACCTATGAAGCGCACAATCTACGAATTCTGACTTCTACTCACTCCAGGGAATTCATAATACTTCCCATCTTTAATCCATCGGAACACATCATCACAACGAAGTACTTCCCAAGTAGGGAACTAATTTTCATCCCTGTCAGCAGTAGCAACAACCAACCATCTACGATAAATGCCATCTTCTCCCTATAGCCATACATAAAGACCAACAGGATATCTGGCATTATATCTTTTACCAAACACTTCATCATAATAATCAACTGCACATTCATGTCCAGGTCTGAACTAAATATGCATTGTTACTTCGTCCTTCTCATAAGTTTTTTTAGTATGAGCAATAAATTTTACATCTATTGGAGTTGGATTTGGATCTAACTCTGGATCAAATCCTTCCAATCTTAAACGATTTTCTGGCGTTGTATGATAATAATCAAAGAAGTATGCAACCTAATACTAAATGTCCTACGTAAATGTAGCATCCATAATTCTATCAGACTACATTTTTCTTGCTCGTCCGGGAACGCTTGTTCCATGCATGGTTTGAAAGTCTTTAAATGTGATTGCCATGAGAATCACCTACTTTCATTATTTCTGAACCAGCATCCAGTATCAGTTTTCTATATTTCTGAAAATTAAAATTATCATTGTGATATTCCTATAACGCCGATTCCAATAAACTCATAGTAATAACAAGTTCTGGCGGTTCTAACAAAATACTATTTAACCCATTCAGTCTATATTGAAGATTACTAAAAGCATTATCAACATTTATGTCTGGGTATTCATTTTTAGTCGCTGGGTCTACATAAAGAAGCAGAAAGAAAATAGATTTTCGAATATTAGATTTGGTGTCAGAAATTTGATTTGATGAATATGAACCGTACTTTGTGTTCATGATTCTACAATATACCCATTATAAATATATCCACGGTCTCGAATAAATTTTCGGAGATTGTTCTATGCACGATGATACATATCTTTTAACTCGGTCATGTGATTGGCCTACGAATAGTATTTCTAATCACTATTTGAGAACATCTGTGATGTTAATAATGTAGAATGATATTTTGGAGACAACCATTCAACCACCATTCCAAGTGCAATAACCTCCTCAACAAAATCTTTGTCCTCTTCCTCCGAAACCGGGAGTTTCATCTCATACTCTAATTCACCAATATCTTCATCAAAATCCAACTCGTCAAAAAGCCGCCTAACATACGGCTTTGACAGAGTTGATTTAATCCATCCATTCATCATATTCGTAACTACTTTTTCTTCTAACCCAACAATGTTATAGTCTTCAACACGCAAATAAAAGCGTGAATAAAGCTCATCAAACTCAGAGGTCATTGGGTATCACCTCCGTTTATTTAATCTTTGAATTCGGCAATTAAATTCAAATTTGTACCAAACAGTTCATCCAAAGCTTTAATCTTTCTAACACTATCAAGTGTTCCATCTGTAATTGCAGAAGCAGCAATAACTTTAAGAGACTCAATAGCCGTTTTTGGAAGAGCAGAAATCTCTTCAATCATCTTCTTCTCTGGAAGTCGGAGTATTGCCTCTAAATCCTGAATGGTATAATTCTCGGTATAAAACTTTTTTAACTGTGGAAATGCTTCAATAAAATCTTCGTCCTCAACAATAAACAAAGGACTAAACACAAAAGATGATTTTACACGAACTGCGGAAGCAAGATCTGCATATTCTACCTGAGTCTTGTCTCCGTAATCCATCCACTCATACAGCATGTGCGTTTTCGCACCTTCCATAAACAAACCACCTTGTGCAACAGATCTACAAACAATTCCATCAGAATCGTTAAATACTTTCTTTTCTACTTTTACCGTCTCTTTTTCAACAGGGGATACCTTTTTCGGTGTCTCTGTTTTAGGAGTTGTGGTTCTTTTCCTTGTAGTAGTTGTAGTTGCCATAATTTATCTCCTCTTAATCCTTAATAATCAATTAGCCATTGGAAAGGGTCCACTGCCCAAAATATCTACCCAAAATTGTAGAAATACCATAGGAACGCTGTACCTCGTATTTCATGATATCATCCCAGCGCCCGTGTTCTTCTCCCTTTTCTGTAATTTCATCAATCTCGGTTTCTCCTACGTCAACGACTTTAATAAACTTGTCGGTCTGACTAGCCGGAAGAATCCAAAGCTTGGTGTTATCAATAAGCGGAGTAAGATCTGTCTTGCTAGTAAATCTCTGCGGGATTTCCATAAGAGTAGTACCTTCGTAGTCACCCATACGTCCACTGTGAGAAACATCTTCCTTCAAAGAAGCAGCTCTCCAGTTAATATCAGAAAGTGCGTTAAGTTTCTTTAAAGCGGTTTTGGTACCAAGGATTACAACGGTAGACTCATTTGCAGTCTCAACATTAGAAATAATGGCATCAAAAGCATCCTTTGTTGCAGAACCAAGAACACCGGTACCAACAAATCCAGAACGAATAGAGGCCGGAATAGAATTAGCTGCAGAGAGAAGCTGTGCATAAACTTCCTGCTGAATCTTCACAGAGAATGCTCTTGCAATTGCGTTAGTAAGAGCAGACCAATCTTCACGACCAATCATGTACATATTAATATCAGCGCCTACGGCTGCACCATAGCGAGCATACGGAATCGTAAAGGTCTCGCCCTTGCCGAGTCTCTGAAGGATATAGTCATGATGGCTTACGCCAACTTTAGCAATAGAAAGGATAACTTCCTCTTCACTATAGAACTCATATCCATCACCAAGAGCAAGATTTCTATAGTCCACAAAGTTCTCAAAGAACTCATTTTCCTTAAATCCATTGCTAATTACTACGTCAATTACCTCTTCAATAATATCAAAGAATTCGCGACCATGATCCCTATAAGCTCTTTTAAGCTCTCTCTTAGAGGAGTCAGCGGTAACGCCAAATACTTTCTAACATACAGTACGAAGTTTTTCTTCTGCTTCATTCTTCGGAATTACTCTTTCAGATTCAGCATCATAAATTTCGTTTCCCATTGCCAGATCATACATAAGATTCTTAATCTCTTCGTAATTTGTTTCCATCTCATTAAACACATTCATTACATGTGCGGAAAAATTAATTTTCTTACTCATTTCGTTTTACCTCCTTTCCTCTAAAATTAAGCCCCAACTGTCCACTTCTTGCTAGAAACAGTAAGGGTTGCGTTCTTTGCGGGTGTGCCAGAGAATCCTTCTGCGGATACTTCCCAGATATCTCCAACCGTGCAAACATATGCTTTAACAACTTCGCCGGCAGCGTTGTAGAAATTGGAAAGGTCTGCAAGTTCTCTCGGAGACTCATAAGGGATAATAGGAGAGTTATAAACAACAAGTGCCTCCCCAGAAGTAGGAACTGCTGTAATTTCTACATACCAGTTGCCATTTGCCGCCTGATCAACAATTTTCCCTGTGATTCCATTCGGAGCAGCTGCTTCGGCATAATTGTCAAAAGAATTCCATGCGCCCCTACCAATTACATTACCATTGTCGGCAGCGGTAGTAAGCGTAATGTTATAAATATGTGCGCCCATGCTTCCAGCCAAAACTTTGGACGGAAAAGCTACAGCGTGTTTTGTCATGTTAATCGTACCATAAGCCATAACTAACATTTCTCCTTTCTAAAAAAATAAAAGCCGCCTAAGCGACTAATCATTGGATATTAACGTGGAGATTTCCAACGCTATATTTTTAATTATTTATTAAACAAACTTCCATATCTTCCAGTTTTCCCAGACTTTTTCTGACCAAACTGTTTCATTCCAACAGACTTCTTTTTGTCCTCGGAAAATTCAATCTTATTCCCTTTTGCATACTCTAAAAGCTGACGATCACATTCAGCCTTTACTTCTTCAACAGACATGTCAAAATGATTTTCTTCCTTCTTAAGTTTTACAAACCCTACCGTTTCCGCAATATTTGTATAATCTTCAGAATTCAGAATCTCCATCTTGGCAGGCTCTGCTTCATATTTAGTAAGTTTCTCTGTAATAGAAGCATAATCAGCTTTCATGCTATCAAGCTTTGCAATCTGATCGGCAGTAAGATACTGAGCGAATACCTCAACACGATCACCCTTAAGAGAGTACACATCTTTCTTTACAGAATAACTCTGACGGAAATGCTTATTATTCCAGTAGTCATGCATAATTACATACTTTTCATCATCATATGCATCAACATCATAATAAGTATTATCAGACTCACTATATGTATTATTGACAAGTTGACTAAGAGCATTAAGCTTATCAACAAGAGATACGGCAAATGTCTTCTCGACATCATCAATAACAACAGTATAAGTCAATTCGTTATTCTGTTTCTTTTTCTTGTTCTTAACACCTTCATCTGCTGACAGCCCATTCGCGATTGCATTCCTTGCTTCTTCAAGCGCGGTAACATCATCAGAACTAATCAGTGCTTTCTGTGCAGGAGTAAGAGAGTCATACGCCTGTCCAGCTGCGGTCACAGCATCTACATCGTCCATAGTAATATCATTAGACAATGCCTCAATTAACGCCGTAACAGCATCCGCAGCAGTCTGATTAGCCGCAGCAGCCTTCGCATCACCAAGACTTGATTCCGCTCCAGTAAGAACAGCCAGAGTCTCTGCTGTAACAAGTGCTTTCGCTTCAGCAGAAAGTGCATCATAAGCTTCCCGTGCAGCAGTAATATCAGATTCACTGTCCGTGGTAATAGTTGAAGGCAACGCCTCAATCAGTGCCGTAACAGCGGCAGCGGCTTCCGCATCGGTAGGTTCGGAGGCGGGTTCCGGGTCATCAAAAGCCGTTTTGAAAGCTGTCTCAAGTTCCTCGTTAGACATATTTGTATAATCAAATTCAATGTCTTCTTCGGTCTTATTGTATTGTTTTAACAGTTCTTCGAATTTCAATGGTGTTTTTCCTCCTTCCTTTAAGTATAGTGCGGAATCATCCGCTTTATTACTCAGCCGTTTTACAACAGCGTCAGCAATCGAATCAATAATTTGAGCGTTGAATGTGAGAGAGTTGTTGGCAATGCTAAAATCTTCAATTGTAATATTAGCACCTTCCATACCAGGTTGAATCTCTCTGTGCTCATCATCTGTTGTTACGCCAAGAATCGTAACTCCTAAAAAACAAAACTAATCAATATTCATTATTTTTGTTTTTGCATCAAAAGATAAGCTTTCTACCGCAATTTCAATAGATACGTCGCATTTCCCTTTTCGTCTTAGTATTTCGGCAGCATGCGTATAATCTTCATATATATATCCATCAACCTCTAAGTAATCTTTGTCGTGTTCATCATTGTGAACAATTTTAGGATTACAAGACTCAGGAATAACACCAACAACAGTTTCTTTATATTCTATATTTCCATCTTCATCAAATTCCATTTCATGACCAGCAAAATCATAATGGAAATTTCCGTCTTCATCATCAATCTTCTGAATATACCCAAGAATCGGTCTATTAACAAAACTTGGTATTGCCTCATTCATTGCTTTGCGAGGAATTGAAGACTTGTTATTATTTTCTAAAAGATGGCAACTCATAAGATGTACAGGAAGCAAATTATATTTAGGATCATAATCATCTGTAAAACTCATAACTTCAGGAATCTGCACAACTATGGTTGAATTAGATTCTTTTGAGTTAAATACACATGATTTGTTTTGATTATTATAAAAATTATATAAATCATCTAAAGTAAACATCTTATGCAACGTTATCACCTCCTTTTATAAAATCAAATTTATAAGTTTCAATGGGATCATTATGAAATCTCCAAATATATCCACCGGCTGTTTTGTATTTATTTGTACATACACAGCCTATACTAGTATTATTGATACCCAATATTTCAGAGGCTTCTTTTATACTATTATATGAATCAATATAAGACCCACATAACGTATATCTATCGACAGGTTTTTCTTTAAACATAATATTAAAATCCGGTGTATCTCCTTCGTAACACCATATAAAATCGCCAGAATATTGCAGCTTTTTTAAACAACATAGATTTATACATGAATCATTAATCCCAGTTTTTTTCGAAGCATCATGACAATCGTTATATATACCTATTAAAACTCCATTAAAAGAATATTGTTCCACTCTTCGTTTTTGTTTTGGTAACGGATATTTATCAAATAGGTCTGAATAGTATCTCCAGATATATCCTTCGGCACTCTTGACCTTACCTTTCATACATGAGACGATATTTGATGTTATATTTTTACTTCTTTTACTATCAATACTCATAGCAGCATCAACTGGTCGGAAATATACATCTAACAAATTCCCTTCAAAGTCGTATTTACAAACTCCCTTATACCTATTTTTTAAATCATTTATTTCATCATTAGTGAGTGGTTCATCAAGATATCTCCATATATAATTGCCAGTGCGAAAAATTTTTCCGTTTTTAGAACAACAAGTTGAAATATCAGAATGACTAATGCCTGTATGCTCAGATGCATCTATAATAGATTCAAATCTATTAATTTCCCTACAAAACAAATCATATTGAATTACTTGTTTTTCTGGATATTTAAGACTGTTATAATCAAAACCGCCATCTGTCATATTATATAAACTACAACCATTGTTTTTAAAATAACTAATCCAATATCTCTCTCTATTTACACATAATACTTCTATCTTATCTCTCGTATTAGATGTTAGTGATTCAATTATATTTATCTTAAAATGATCAATACCATATTGTCGCATAGCTTTATATATATCTGTATTATGTGTGTTTGAAGAATTGCAATGTTCTTTCCACCTTTGTTCAACAGTTCTTAACGTTCTACCAATATAAAAAATATTATCAATATCATTGCTTATTTTATAAATAAAACCTTCATACATCCCAGTTTCTTTGTTATAAGCCATAACATTATTCCTCCTTTAAATTAAAAAGAGACCGCATTTCGCAGTCTCTTAATTAAAATAGAAGAGGGGCGGTAATTATCCGCCAAATCTTCCTTTGCTGGTTGGGAGCATATGCCCAACATGCATTCAGCAAAATATTTAAAAATGAAGAATGCTCGTAGTTTGAACATCCTTCATTCCATCCATTGAAAATGTAGTTTTATTGTTTAAAAACATCCAACGATTACCTTCCTTCGGAAGCTCTTGAAATCCAAGCTCACGAAGCTTCTCCGCGGTTTCCTCATCAGATGTGTAAATAAATTTTTTATCCATTTATATCACCTTATTTATCTGCCGTATCTCTAGTCCTATCTCCAGAGTCTGTTAATTCATCATCTGGAGTTTGTGGTCTTCCCGCTTTATCAGATTGAGTATACGAAGTAGACCACGGAATAAACACATCACTAAGATGCAAAACAGATTCTTCTAAATAGTTTAATGCTATTGTATCTTTTTCAGAAAAACCATTTAAAGTGTTATATGCCAGTTTTACTGGCAGACCTTTATCTCCAGCAGACATTAATTCTTCTTTATACTGTTCCTTAGTATATACTGTTACCGGAAAGAATTTAACCTTACATGGATCACTAATAGTTAATTGTAATCTATGATTAACCCAACTTTGAATTTGGGGTAACAAAGAAGATATAGCGTACTCACTATTAGCAATACTTGCCATACGAAATGCAAATGTATTATTAATGGTTGCTCCGTTAAGCAGCTCGGCACCACCAGCAGTATTTAAGACAGTTTCAGTAGCCTTCGCAACTTTCGTAGTATCAGAAGCTGCATTATCCGGAAATGATATTTCGTTCAATTTTCCTGGAACAATCGCCGCCGACATATTCGGGGGGATAGCTTCATCCACCATTTTATTAAAATACTAAACCGCTAAATCAACATCCACTCGCCAGTCATCTGGGACATCTGTTCCGTCCAACGTTTCAAGCTCATACCAAATAAGCTTATATATTTCTTGCTCCGCTGCAACAGCTTGAATATCCTCTAGATCCAAAAGATTAATGATAGAATTAGACATTGGCATCAGAGGACCAATAACCGTTTCAATATCTTCACTACGATATTTACAACATAAACTAAACTCTTCCGGCATTGGTTGCCATTTTTCTCTGGTAGATTCATAATCTCTGTATAATTGTTCAAATACTTCTGGGAAATACTCTATCAACTCTTGATGTCCACGCAAGTATGAACAATCAATGGCATAAGCAAACTCACCGGTCATATATTTACCTGTTATTCTTGCCGAATCAGCTGGCCATGGGAGAACAAAAACTCCATCGTCATCCTCAATCCAAACATTATAACTAACATCCTAAACAAAACATGTGAGTATAATTGGATAGAATTCCTATTGAAGTCTCATTTTATCTAACTCATCAACAGTCTCCTAAAATGATTTCAATATTTTTTGTGGGTTATTTTCTTTTGTTAAATCATGATTCGGAATAACCGATCTACAATACAAAACAAACATATTCGAGAAAAAAATACAAAGTCTAGCATATATCTGCGATCTATAAAACAAATACCACGAGAGATTTCTTAATCTAGCCTCATTACCCACAATGTTTTGAAAATAACTACGCAATGTTTCTTTGTCAAAAACTCCAACATTACGAGTTGAATTTTTCGTAAAATCACGAAGCCTCTTAAAAGCTTCCTGCGATTCGGCAAATCTTTGTTTTAGAAAATCTTCATTGTATTTCTGAGCAAATTCCCTTCGCTCACTATTAGTTGGCGTCGCCTTAGACACCGTACTTTTAGTCGCCAATTGGCAACACCTCCTTTAAAACGAAGAAAATCGTCTACCGGGTCTGATGGTTAAACGATTAACTAAATTATTATTATTTTGTTTTGGTTTTAATTTTAGCTCAAGCTAACATGCACACCAGTAATTATAAGCAATAGAAGAATAGCGGTCTTTTCTCATGCCAGCAATTTCTTTAACCTTTACATTCCCATTTTTTATTTCATGATCCAGTTTTATTAGTTCATATTCAGCCATTGTTGTCTAAACATATGGCATTTTTATATATGCCTGATCAGTAGAGGATAATTTAGAATAAGACCTTGATGGGTAATTCTTTTTTATCTCTTCTTCGCATTCATTTTCTGAAATTAAAAAACTAATTTTCCCATTCTAGATGCCATTTCTTAATAGAATACATATCTCATTGTTAAAATTTGCTGTGGCTTTAACAGACCATACAACTTTGTTAGCATCTCTAACTTTACAACGTAATGCCATGTCGTCATCATTGCAACAATATAACGCTTTATAGGTATCACCAGTCTCTGCATCGTACTAGTCTTTACATATATAATCGTATACGCCTAGTCCTATCCCATTACAGTCGAGAACCAAATCAGTACACTTATATTTATAGAAATACCTCATTACAATAATGCCTAATTCATCGGTTGTTAATCCTTCAAATGTTTCGCCGTAGACTATATTTGACTAATAAGTTATATCATCCATTTGAATGGCACTGTTGATGTACAAAGCAGATGCGTCATTCTTTTTCTTTTTTGTAGTCCCCATAAGGGCTACGTCTACGGACAATATTCGCTTTTCAGCGGGAGCTAAATCAGGGATCTTTATTTTGTCATTATAGAATTTTAATGGATAAAAAGCATTCTTTATTTTTCTTCTTTTATTTATGTCATCAAACTTAAATAAAGAATTTTCGTTTTCTCCATACCAAAGACATTCCATTTCTGTCTAAAATGTTAAGAAATTAAAATCTTGTTCGCTAAACTCATCTTCAATCTATGAACGCATTAATAATCCTTCTCGAATTGAAACCTAATAACTTAATCCAGCTATAAAATATTTCTTTGTATCATCAAGAAAGTTTGCAGTATATGATCTCGCCTTTTCCCATGACCAGTGAGATTTTAACCAACAAGATGACATATATATTTCTTTATTTCGTTCTTGTAAATGAGCATATTCTGGTCTGTTTAAATATCCAGGATGCCTCGGATCACTCAAGAATTTCTTTAAAACGGTATCTACAATTTCCTTTTCAACCATCCTAAACTCATCCACGATTATAATCGTTGCACGAGCAGATCTCGCATTCTATGAACTTGTACGCGTCTTAATATATGAGCCATTCCAAAAATAAATACTTGCATCATTCTAACCAATATTACAAGATTTTATTTCAGAGCGAAGCATCGCAGATTGAGGCATTAATATGTCCTATACTTTTAGTAACACTTCATTCGCCTATTTCAATGTTCCGGCGGTTACTACAATCCATGTCTTAGGCCAAAGGATACATCTTACGCAACAAAAAATCGCTGTCAAAAATGTCTTACCTTGCCCACGGGCAGCAAGATACATTACAAAATTATAATGTACCATAGCCCAAAGCAAAATTTTCTAAAACCATTTTAATTTAAAATTATTTTCAGTAAGAAGTACTTCGCTGACATATCTATGTGGATTCTGTCTATAATAACCAGCTTTCCACGCAACCACTTCCATGGTCTTTCTAGCCTTTTCAGCAGATAATTCCTAAATTGATTTTCTCTTCTCAGCCATTATATCTCCTCATTCTTGCCAAAGATTTGTTCAAAAATAGCTTCAGAATCCGTGTCTTCGTCATATTGTGGCTGAGTCACTGTATATTTCTTCATATATTTTTCATATAATCTTGAAAATCCATTTTTCAATCCCATCATCTTTGCAAGATGTCCTTTGAAAAATGTATCTACAAGAGTAATCATATGATCAGGATCTCGGAATTCTTCGTCGGGTTCTGGAATTGGCTTTCCACCATCCCACTCATCTTCCCATTTTTCTATTAATTGACCAAATGTTTTTGCTTCGGTCAGAGCATTGGAATTTGTTTGAGAGGGTTTAATCTGCAAAGATGTCATTAAATCCTGTAAAGTCTTTAAATCATCCTTGGTATCTTTACCGGATTTTTGTTTTTTGTCTATATTTAACTCTGTGTGACAAATGTTTTTATACAACACCTCTTGCGCTTTATTCTCACAAGGATACCTTTTAATCCAATCTTGATATTCATTCTCCAACCAAATCAAATCAGTAGGAGAGTAGTCTTTACCAAATCTCCTTTTTGCTTGTTTTAACATGCGGGAATTTTCGTTGATTTGTTCATCATCTTCCTCAAGCGATTCGTCAAAAATCGAATCTGCCCAAGTTAATCCTCGATATTGAGGTAGAGACTTGACACACGTAATGAGATAAGCATATGCAGTCTGACGATTTTTCTCACCGACTTGTTCAATTGCACTATTCATAACAGATTTATATAAATCGTCTATAAATGGTAAATCCATCATTTGAAATACTTTTTTTGTTTTCTCTCTATTGTCGATATAACTGTTTGTAGCTTTATCATAATCACAAGCATCATTAATTAAACATTTTTTACAGATTGGAAACAATCCACTTGCGTACCTTTTATCAGAATAAAATGAATCGGCACTTAAAAACTCGTTGCACTTATGGCAATAGCAAAGTTTCCCATCTAATATCCGATTGTAATCTTTAGCAAGTGAATTATATGCTTGTCTAACATTTGCTACACCAGCTTTCTTGACTTCATCTTCGGTCAATGCAGCTTTAAGCCGAGCCATATAGTCACCATCCTTTTACTCATACAAATTAGGCACTCTTCATTTCCTGAAGAATGCCCTCTAAATATTCCACATATTCATAATTTATATTAATTGACAACTGATTTTCTTCAAACCATTTATCAAATTCTCCACAATCGATTCTATATATAAAATCTAAAAAATCATACGGTGTAAATTTAGTGTATCCGTATTCATCATGAAATAACTTATGGATATCCTTCTGAACACAAGCACCCAAGCCATAAATATTATGTAATAAATGAGTCTCCATTCTTAAAGTAGAAAACTCATCGGTACTATAATTCATAACTTTATCTTTAACGGCGATCCCTGTATTATCAAAAACCTCATCTACAATATCTCTAAAAGGCACAGTATGATGTATATTATCAAAATCACCACCAGATATTACACAATGATATCCACAAAACTCCATAGATTCTTTCTGCCAATCTTTAGTCTCGGAACGAAGTTCGGTATAGGTTTGATTTATACCACCTTTCCATCTACCGTTTTCTTCTCCATTTAATGGATAAATATGACGCGGATTCTTGTCTCCGGCCCATTTTCCCCTCATTCTTTCACTCATTTGCATACATTGCTCTTTTGAACGTTTCTTTCCCAGCCACCAAGACGTATGAGTTTTATAATACTCTTTTCGAACCTCTGATAAATGTTGTTTTTGTTTATCTGACATATGTCTTCCACGATTACCGTCTCCAATTCTTTTATTTCTAATATCCAACATACGACGCACTTCGTCATAAGTTTTATTTCCTTGTATTCCAAGATAACTAGCTCTACATTCGATGGCTCGAATTGTTCTGCCTTGAAGAAAATTATCTCTCAATTCTTCTCCTGTATAGTCGTTATAATACCGACGCATTATTTCATCCTCTTCTTTTGTCCATGGAATATTCGGTTCGTAATCCTCTGGTAAAAAATTCTTAAATTTGGGATTACATTCTCTACAAATATGTCTCAGTCCATCTTTACAAGTTTTATCTACTGGGAAAAACCTATAAGAATTAGGTAATGATCTACCACATTGTCTGCAAACTCTTTCGCCGTCATATTCTATTTTGCCAGTACTAAACCTTGCTTTTAATTGATTATTCTTTTCTTTATTTTTCTGCGATTCACATTTTTTACATAAACTACTATGACCGTCTCGATTATTTTTACTAAAATATTTATCAGTATTTGGAAAAGTTTCTCCGCAGCATGTACATGTTCTAAATTCAGCATCTTTTGGAGTTCCATGTGTATAACCCATGATTTCACCTGTCTTTCTCACCCGCAAACAACAAAAAAAGAACGGGAGAGTGCCGCAGGTGTAAAGCACTCACACCAAGGTAGCTACTCCTCGATGTTCCCGTTCAAAGCAAAAAAAATAAGCACTCCGAAGAGTGTCATAAATCATATTTCAGGAATCGAACCAGAAGCAGAAGAGCAGAAGTTCCTCCGCGCACCAACATAGATAATTATTTAACAGCAATTACAACCCAGAGCATTAACGACATAAGAGCCGTACTGCCAAGAATGGCAATAACCTCTTGGGCTACATCTTTGGTGGTTTCCTTGAGAAAATCCATGTCAATCACCTCCTATATAATAAACAGCGTATAACCATTAACTTAGCTGTGTCATGCTTTTGCACAAGTTTTATGGGCATCGATTATCTTAAAACATCATTTATGATGTCTGCCGTTTTGCATAATTCCTCTCTGGAAGTTATATCAAATCCAACATCTTTTATAAGCGCATGAGCAAGATACATACAGAAATGCTGAAGAAATTCATCTTGCTCATCTGTTGTTTCTTCAGCAGAAGTATTAATTACATTCATTACTTCATTATATTTATCTACACATTCTCTTGTGTTTTTATAAAAATCTTTCATAAATATTTTCCTTTTTAATACAAATAATCTAAATCGTCTATTTCTAGATTATCAGCGTCTATTTGATTCATATAGTCATATACATCAAAAAAGTCAGTGATTCCTAATTCTTTGCGCTTTCTATTCACATATTCCTCCAACTGTTCCGGTGTATTATTCAATTTTCCATATTCATAATGAAACGATCCAGAGATACAAGGATTATGATGATTTCTACATAAACATGCACCATTTGTAACATCAAATCTAGTTTCGGGTCTGGAAGCGAATGGATAAATGTGATGAAATTCAATATCCTATGTAGAACCACACACTATACATGTGAAGTTATCCTTTTCGGCTACACCTTTTTTCCAATTTTGATATAACCCACTGCTCCGTAATCTTTTAATTATTGATGTTTTGCTTTCCTCTTCTCCAAATTCATTTATTTCTTTAATATGCCTATCTTTTCCTAGGCAAGACGTTCTTAACCCAGATTTAAGTTTTCCCGCAAGAACAGAAACTTTTTGTCCACAATTGTATTCACATACCCAATACGTATTTTTCTTTTCTTTTGATTTCGCTTCATCAAAATATAAAGCCGTTAAATTACCAAATTCTCTTCCGGTTAAATCTTCTCTTGTTTGCCCACCATGCCCACCAGTGCATTTAAGACATTGTATAATATGATTTGGGTTTTGAGTTATCTAATCTATTCTTCTATTTTCACTTTCATGAATGCCATTCGGACATTTAAAATAAAATTTTGTTTTTGTTCCAGATGCAACTTCTGATGGTAACAAATCATTCTTTTCATAATCCCAAAGTTCAAGAATATCATGACGGTTATTTGTAACACACCATTCTTCAAATGTCTATTTACAAGTATATCTATTTCCCATATTGTTTACCTCCTACAGTAAATTCTCCCACTATATATAAACGCAACTGGGGAGGTAGGAGACTCCCCAATATAATGGTGGCCAAACCATTATACTTTTGCGTTATAGCAAGCCCGGTGCGATTCGAACGCACATCAGCGGCTTCAACGCGCTTACAGATTTAGAGTCTGCTGTTTTCAATCCATTAAACTACGGGCCTATAATAAAGGCGCAACCGAAGCCACGCCAATAAATCAATCTTTCTTATCCGTTGTAAACATCACACCGTCTTCTTCGCCGATTACAGCACGGGCAACGTCTTCCATCAATGTGGAAACAAGACCATGCGGATCATGCAGATTGTCGTTCCAGAACTGGACGACTTCTGGTTTGAACACAACATAATTAATCGGATTCACCATAATTCCCTCAATGGTAGTTGCATAAGAAAATGCCGGATTGCCTTCGAATGCCGACGAATTATATCAACTTTCTTAGGCTCAGTATTTGCCGGGATTACTTCAATAAACACAGAAACATTTCCAAAATCTTTTTGTACCGGAAGAATCTCATCAAGAGCAGCAGCTTTAATTTCATTTTCTACATACAGCTTAATGTGAAGTTCGTCCTCGTCAAATGCTACCTTAATATCAGGGTCCGCACCAAACAGTGCCTCGACCTGTCTATAGTACGTAATCCATGGTGGAGCTAATTTTACTTCTTTGTTTTCCATAACCTTTTACCTCATTTTTAAAAATAGGAGGGGAGCCAATTACTCCTCTACATAAACAAAGTGTGTACCGATGTTTGGTACTACGTTAGAGATCTTTCTATATTTGGTGATTGCTTTTGCGACTTCATCAGTTAAAGGAATAGTTCCTCTATATGAGAACTGACGAATCCCATTCTCATCACATTCACAATAACAAAATCCTTTACGGTCATCATCCCACTCAATAAAAGATTTTAATTTAAGTTCAGTGTCTTCCTCTGGTTCTTCTTCATAATCAGGATCAAAAGTAAACAATACTGCTTTAAAATTCTGCACAAAATCATTTCTTTTTGCATCAATAACAAATTTAGAATTCACAGTATCCTCAACATAACACTTACAATCAACCGCAATATAGAGACCTGTATTAGTATTAAACGCCTGTTCAAGATACAATTTTTCTTCTTTTCCATCAATGGTTAAGATATATTCCTTATTATATGCGAATTTGTCAACCTCCAAGAGGAACGGTTCATAATCACCATTTAGAATAAAATCCAAAATAACCTCTTGAAGCGTTTCATTATCTGCAATCAGAGCAACTTCACCATCTTCGGCGATAACATCCATCAACTCTGATTCTAATTCATACACTTCATTATAATAAATCATATGCATTCCTTTTCTTCCTTAAAACTTTATATCATATATACAATCAAGACCATCCTTATTAGTTACGACACAAACGGTTTGCTCCGCACCCCCAAGCAATCTATTATCAGCAGCATACGTATCCATACCGGATAAACATCCGGTCTGCACAACTTTAATCCCAGATTGTGTATCATACTTATTTGTGTGTTTATGTCCAGTCAAAACAATTGATGGTTTATCTCCAAACATACGCTGCATAGTTTCTCCGAGTGTGGCAAATGGATCTTTGTCGCCATGGACGGCCATTATTAATCTTGCTCCAATTCTGAAAATTACGGTACCATGATGGTATCTGTTTTCTTCAAGATGAACACAATCATCATTCTGAAATTTCCCCTTCAAGAAAGGAATAATAAGATTATCCAAATTTTCATGAGAAATTTCCTCATTTTTATTTGGGTTAATTCTACTATGATTTCCGGGAGCAACGAATACACTCACATGATTAAATTTGGTACGTAATTGCTCAATAAAATAACAAATGTGTTCCATTACCATAAGAAATTGATCAATAACATCCTGATTTGCCTCTAGCCTAAGAGCATTATGAATTAAGCCAGAAATTGCCTCACTGATAACAACATATGCACCATTTGCTACATGGCGTTCTTTAATCTCAAAGATCTTATCCAAATACTTATCCAGCCTCTCCTTGAGAACATCTTCGTTATACTCATTCCACCAATTCTTTGTAACAATACCTCCATGAATATCATAAAGTGGGATAAGAAGAGCAGACTCACTTTTAGGATTATCATGTTGTTTCGGGGTATATGTTAAAGGAATTTTGCTTGTACTTTCAGAAATAGTTCGTTGAATTTGTTCAAGAAAAGACTCTTTACGAGCCTCCTCTCTAAGAAGTCTACGGTACTCATTCCGTTCATCGCGTACTTTCACCTTTTCTTTTTCTAGTTCACGACGAATCTCAATTAACTCTTCCGCTGTACCGTTATCAGCATTGCAATTAAACTCATTCCTAAACTGCTTTAATAAACTATATTTTTTTCTATATGCAGATTCTGTCCAATACTCAGATGGATCACGTAACTCCTTATTTAATATATCTGCAAGTTCTGGCCATGTCATGTCTAACAAACCAGATTCTTTTGCATCGCCAAGACGGATTATATATTTCAATTCAGATTCACCCGGAAGTCGGGCGGCAGAGAAGGACATATTATTCCTCCTCCAACTCTTTTGTTAAATCCTCTTCTGTCTTCATCGCAATAGATAACTCAATCGTCATACCCTTGAACGGAGAAAGGCATTTATCTACGGAAATTGTTGTCTCCTCTTTATTGGAGTTTGTATAATAAATTTCCTTACCATCCGTGGAGAGATCTCCCTTAATTGCAAATCTTTTATTAATCTTCTCATTATAAGTATAATTCTTTGCCATAATCCTTTTCCCCCTATTAATCATAAAACACTATCTAAATCTATATCTACACCAATAATCTTATCAACAACACCAAGTTCCTTTGCCCGATCAGCATACATATATAACTCAGTATCATAGTATTGGTCGTAAAATTCTTCCGTCATCTTAGTGCGAGAGAGTACAAATTCCTTTGTTCTCTGGTCTCCACTTTCAAAGAATGCAACAGTATCTTTTACTTTTTTTGCACTATTGGAAATGCTAACACTCCCGTCATGCTGTAAAAATACAGAGTTCTTGAAAGCAATCCTGTCATGACAAGCAAGAAATACATGATAACAAGCACTTGCCACCAATGATAATCCAATACCAATAACTGGTGTTTTACTTGCAACAATAACATCAACAACATTCTGAGAAACAAATGTATCTCCACCAACACTGCTCATATAAATCTTAATTGGTTTCCTAGCTTCTACCGGAAGATTGATATCTTCCTTATTCCATTTAAGAATGTAAAGAACAATGTCTTCCACCATATTGTCACTAACTTCATCATTAAAAACAAGAATTCTATCTTCAAGATATTCTCTATACAATTCCTCATATGCGTTCGCTTGGTTATTTAATCCTGTAGGTATAATAAATCCATCCATGATTACACCTCCGCAAACTTCTCGATTTTTTTAAACCGCTCCTCGATTGCAGCATCAACTCTGCGTTGAACCTCTCGCTCAATCATTTCATCCATATCAGGCTTAGAAACCGATTTATTCTTTTCGTTTTCCTCCATAATCCGGTTGAAATCATTTTCGAATTTTTCATCACTCAGAAAAACAAAAACGCTACGCTTCCCGTCTGGGTCGGCGTGGTCTTGTTTAATATCAATAATTCTGTTTCCTTCCGCAAGCAACTGGCGAGCAATTCTTGCCTTTCTAACAATTTTAGCTTTTACGTCTTGTGTATTCTGCATTCCCTTTTTCTCCTTATTTTTCATAAAATAAAAAGAAGCCATTTAGGCTTCTTGAAATAAATTCGCAAACAATCTGCTTGTTGCACTTCTTACGTCCTCTTCCAACGTAATTGTCGCGAACAACGGATTCCCCTTAAATGTGTCGCACATGCGAAGTAATGGTGAATTAACACTTCCGTTTGCGGCTTGACGGTAATCTCCATCAAAAACAATCTTACTTCCTTCGCCAACACGGGTCCCTATCATTCGTATCTATTTTTCGGACAAATCCTCGGACTCATCAATAACCATCCAAGTATCTTGATAAGAAGTACCTTTCATATATGTAGGAATATTGAAATCCAAAATCCCCTGTTGCTTTAACTGCTCAACTTCCCAGTCTTTTCCGTCAAGCTGTTGGACAAGTGGCAATGTCCACACTTGATTTTTCTGGGTAAAATCTCCGGGCAAAAAACCAAGTTCTCGACCTTCGCCCATTGGTTCTCTCACTCCAAGAATGTGAGACTGCCAGCCCTTTTCTTTGACGGCAAATAGTCCCATCTGCATACACAGATAACTCTTGCCACTGCCAAATTCTCCAAGTATTGCACATACAGTAATATTCGGATTATTCAACATATCAAGAGCACATCTCTGTAAAGAGTTCTTTCCTTTAATAAATTTAGACGGCGGAAGTTTCAAAGCAACAAACTTTTCACCATCCCAACGCATTTCACGTTCGGTTCCATCATCTGTATTTCGAATAATTAGATATTCGTTACAGTTCCAAATAGCAGTATTAATGTACGACATATACTCATTTATCTGAGATGTCGTACCTTCCACCATTTTATAGCCCTTGTAGTTATTTGTATCAATCAAGCATTTCACCGCCCATCATGTACTTCCAAAACTTCTTGTTTTCTAAATTGTTCAAGTAACTTCATAGATTTCGGCGCAGTCGTTAACCAATAACGTTTACCCCGTTTTTTATGAGTTTGACTACTCATGTGAACATCATTCCATCGCCCATGATCGCGCAGATAAAATGCTTCGGCTTTGCTGATTTTTAACAAATTATTTCACTCCTAAATGATATATTTACGCACAAAAATAAGACGGCATTAAGCCGCCTTAAAAACAATGCGTATTATGTTTTATAGTCATTAGCGTTATCCAAGACGCACCACGAGGAGGTTGACTATCTTGCGTCTTTTGCAGGAACCAGATTTGAACTGGTGACCTCTGGCCCATGAAGCCAGCGAGCTTCCGAACTGCTCCATCCTGCGTCAATAATTACGGATTATCATGAGGGTTGTGACCCTTGCCATGACCATTGTGATGACCATTGTCATTGTCATAGCCCCATGCGTGACCGTGACCATGTCCGTGACCTGGCTCTTCTGGAATACAAGAACCACCGGAACAAGTAATAATATCTTCAAAGTCAAGTCTGATGAACTCAACCGAAGGTGCCGTATATTTCTGTTTCATACTTTCTCACCTCTAAAAAAGTGGCAACCATTGCAGCCGCATACAAACCATTGAGTCTATTATGCAACACTACAAAAAACTTTACTGCGGATTTTATCGAATATTAGACTTTACGAATTAATCTTTATTACATAAAGATCTTTGATATATAATCGTTAACCGCTAAATATTGAGCATTGAGCTTTTACACAATGTGTCATAGAATTATACAAATATACACTCATCTGTATAAATACTATCTGCATACCCAATAACGCAGATTATATATTTTCCTGAAGCGGAGATAAGGCTCTCCGCAAGCCACATAAGTCTATGGTTTTCGCAATAGCTGCCAAAATTAATATTATACTTCTATATAAGTAACTGAATTACTGATACTCAGCCGGACATCAACATCCGCTTCGAATGCATCGATTGCCGATTCAAGCGTCTGAATTTTCTCATATAAACCCAACGGATCTATAAGTTCCCATTCATTTTTGGCTCTGTACGGGTCAGATATAGTGGATAAATCCGTTTCAGATACTTTCTTCTCGGAATCCTTCCCAAGAAATGTTTCAAGCATTTTATCCACTTGAGCATCAACACGATTATTTTCTTTGGTAACCATATCTGTTATCTTCGCATATTGGCTTTTCATTTCACCTAATAATGCTTTATCATAACAAATTGAATTCTTGCGCTCAATTGCCTCTGCAACAGTATATGTTTCTCCGGCAATTTCAACAGTAGTAACAGCGTTGCTTTGCACTACCGCTGATTTAATTTTTGCTCGATTGGCAATAAGGTCTTTAACCGACTGATACGAAGACTTTGCAAGTTCTACAAAATTATCAGTCTTGAAGTTCCCCACTTTGTCCGAGGACTTCTTCTTACCGCCAATAAAGACAGAAGAGCAGAGTGCTTTTGTTATTTTCGAGTCATACAGTTTCAATTCCGTAAGTGCTTCAGTAATACTAATTCTTCTTGTATCAGCCATGATAATTCTCCTTTTAATCCTTATATATTTTGGCGGAATTAGGTCTCCGCCAAGACCATATCTATTATTAGTTCAGAGCGTCTTTAACAGCTTTACCGAACTTAGCCTTCGGCGAAAATTTTGCCGGGATCTTAATTGATTCACCAGTCCGGGGATTGCGACCAGTTCTTGCTTCCTTATAATCTGCAACAAACTTGATTGCGTTGAACGGAGTAACTCCATCATCATCCTTCATGTGATCGAGAACAATCTCCCTCATTACGCCGAGAGTTTCGCGAATAGCCTTCTGTGTCATACCAGTCTGAACTGCTGCTTCCTTAATAAAATCTGAATGGTTCATAATCATTTCTCCTTTTAATCATTAATTAATTTGTTTGTTTGAAAAATTGCGCAAGGATGTTTTACCGTCCCACATCCAAAGGTCTGTCCTTTTCTTCATGAAGTCCTTATTTTTTAACACCGCACTCGGCAATAGCGGTGTAGAGATATATGTGAAAAATCCCCTTCATATAAGGAATTTTAGCGATTTAAAAAATACGTTGATTTTATTGGGGATTTTTAATATTTAAAAATCGGACTTAAGTAAACTTTATAAAGCAATTCAAGAATTTTTCAGTATTTGACCGATATAACATATTCAACATCTTGCGAGTATATTTCGATGAATCCCTATACACACGATCAGACGGAGTATTTCTTTCAAGGCCAAGACTTGTTTCAATAAGTCTATATACTGTTAATTGACTCATTTTAATTCCACGGAGTACTTGCAATACATATTCTGTTTTTTCAATATATGGAAGAATGCCGTCTTCATCTTCTTCATCGTATGTGGACATAAATTTTTTTACAAAAAGATCATAATTCTCTATAATACTACGAATTTTACCCATCTGCCGATTGTTCGCTGTTTTATCATCTAATCTAGGAATTAAATATTCATACGTCTCACGAAAATTTCTTCTATTTGCCCCCTGAATTTTATCTAGACATTCCTGAAGCCAATTCATGGGACAAATTAACGATTCATCGATTCTGCACTTAACCTTTGTTTTTTCCTTTTTAATTTCCGAATAAGGACGTTCTTTGCCATTTTTAGTAACGGCAATCTTATAGGTATACTTCATGAACTTAGGATAATCCTTCTCACGAGTCATGCACTGCTGAGAACGAATTCTTTGGATTTCCTCCGAGGCATCTACGGAAAACACTTTCTTACACCCATCGATAGCCACCTGGGCAAGTACAGCCAGTATAACAGTATTATGATATAATTGCCAATATTCCGCATCATACTCACGCTTCGCAACTTTTGTCCACATATAACTCTGAGCTAACTGTGCAGAGTCACTGCTTCCACCTATAGCCTTCTGAGCACCTTGCATAGCCGAATCCATTCGTGCATACTCTGACATTGTGTTATCATAAGTCATACCGCTTTCTGGAATTTCGTTAACAACGGTGGGATATTCTTTATATGCAATCTTCGCACACTTAACCATCTCGGGCTGATTGGTAACGAAATTAAAGTCCGAGTCAAAATCTTCGCCATTCATTCTCGCCTGGATATCTGTATGTATACAGTTAACCGCCATGATGTTGCCACTAAACTCAAAGTATTTTTCCATCAATGGATGACATACGTTTTTGAAGTAACCAAGATTATTTGCAGAATTATGTGGATTTCTTATTCCACACAAATATTCCCCGTCAGAAAATCTTGTAGTATATACCTGTATAACTCCATCTTCTGGTCGCAGCGTCGGATCATTATTCCAGTCCTTGCCTACAGTATGGAGCAGAAGAGCATATGGATTTCCACATACCGTTAAATTATCCCCCGGCACTGTAATCTTGCCTTTGCGAAGTCGTGACACATATGAATTAATGATTCGCGATTTATCAACCTTCCACATCCGACTATTTTCAAAATCATGATTCCACGCATACAGGTCAGCAAGCATTTCGTAATGATTAACCAGAGTTGCATTCTTGCGCAGAAATTTCTCAAACTCATCATTATCACGCTTGAGCAGCTCTACATAATCAACACTGGTTTTTGCAATACAGTAAATATCATCCTCAGTACAAGGAAGAGTGTTTATCATTTGATAACTCATCTGTTGGACTTCACCAAGCTTTGACACATGGTCGGTTTTGACAATTCCCCATAAACAATTATTCTCCCGGACTCGTTCACGCCAATAGGAATAAGCTGCCGGAAGAGTACCACCCATAAGATCAGCGAACTTTTTCCACTTAATAGCATTGTCGGTAGTTATCATCTTGATATTTTTTGCCAAATGACGCACACCAAAAATATCTTCTATATAATATGTGGAATAATCAATCCCGTTCTCATTACAGTAATCTTGAATGAATTTCTGTATACGAGTACGAAACGCACAGGCTTTGAAAAAATGATTGCGGAGTAATGCCATCCCGTTGCACCAGTCCGGTAGAGAAGATGATTCAATCAGAGCCATACCATCCCAGATGGTATTCTTAACATCAACTTCTTTACGCTCAACAACACATTTTTTCTTTTTACAAGGAACAATATCATACTGTTTGGTATCTGGATTTAATACTCGCTCAAAAGTATCATAGTCTTCCGCTTTGACAACATCTGCAATTGTGCGGAAAAAACTGTCCTGGTCTTTTAGTATTAATACATCATCTATGTCGATGTGGATGGTTCCTTCAATAGCAGAAGTAGTAAGTGGGGCATAAGCAGACAATTCTACAATCTTGGCTCCATGTAGCGGTAATCGTTTATCCAACCCCATAGTAAGCCAATCACGGGCGATATCATACAGTTCCTCCCTAATAAACATACATTGACCCACTTTGGCCTTTGAAGGATTCCGGTATAACATTTTATAATTAATTGTTTCCTCGATGATTTCGCCTGTCTTCTTATCTGTATACCCATAGGTAATTGGAACACCTTCTTCATAAAATACCCGGCGGATCTCATCCTTTGGCATTTCTTTGAACAAATGTCTACGGCTGCGGATTTTCTCCTCCAAGGCGTCATAGTATTTTCGGCGTTCTTCATCATCTCCGGCTTTTTTGCGCTCTTCCTTTAGATGTTTGAGTTCCTCCTCATAGCTACGAACTTTAAAACCAAAATCCATGCAGATAACATCCTTGGTAGATTCATCTTTTTTATCTGTCTTCATTCCGTGGGATTTGAGAAATTGAGTAAATAATGAATGGTGGAGCATTGCATCTGTATAATCGTATCTGTCGCGAACACCCATGTTCTTTCCGGCAACAGATCCAGCTTTGAAATTTTTTATCTTCCATCCGTACTCACCTATATGTCATCACCTTCTTGCTATTTTAATTTATTTCATTATTTATTCCTCTAACCATTGCACGTATCATCTGTGTCATATATGTACCAATAGGATTCTGATATATTGCACCGGCACTTACATTGCGCACAACATTAACAAATTCCTTATCCAAGAAATTACCCTTTAGGCGGTTACATTCTGGATGAACAGCCCTCAGATTCATTGGATCATTTGTGCCGCCACGGCTTAATGGTATAATATGGTCAATAGTACTGTTTTGTTTATACAATGGCATACGGCATATTGCACACTTACCATTAGATTGCATAAATACAATATCTTTAACTTTCTGAGGGATGTATACCCGCTCCGACGATTCTTGTCCATCAAAAGATACCAATTCTAACGGATTAATATCTTTTGCTTGAGCATTCTTTGTTCTTTTCTGGCGAACAAATTTTTCGTTGATTACATACTGGATTTCCAAATCAATATCATTACGGCAGTTCTCAAGATACTCATACGCAGATTCTGCCGAGTTAAAAGCTCGTGCTTTCTTAATGTCGGAAACAATATTTGAATCATTGCCAACAAATTTCATAGCAGTAGCAATAACATAGTCATTACCCTTTTTGGATGAACGTGCTTTATAACATACATACGTCGGATGTTTAATAATGATAGTATTTGCCATAGAATGTTTCATGTGAGATCCAGAATCCGGGGAAACTGTCCACTCGGCGTTCCCCGATAAGAATCTAATATCATTGCAAATATAATATTTACTATTCATTGGAGAGGCTTCCTTTCTTTCTTGCATTTTTTAACCGTTCACCAATTGTCCGTTTTTCTTCTTCTGTATATTCGCGGGATCTACCGGAAGAAGTTTTTCCACGGAATGAAATAAGCTTCTTCGGACACTTATATGTCTTTGAGACAACATCTCCGTCATGATATGCAACGTCGGTAATAGACCATTCGCCCGGATTATTCTTAACAAGTTTATCCAACCTTGTTATATATGAGTAATCACTCGTGTATACAGAAGCAACGTCCGTATCCGTATTGAACTGTATTACGACTTCACGTTCGTTAATCAGCGTCCTCATTATTAACCTCCTCGGAATCAACTGAATTGTTATCTAATATCTTTTTGAGCGCAGCCAACATCGCCTCCTGGCGTTTAATTTTGAATGGCTTACATGGAGTAGAACAGTACCGGTATCTCCGGCACTGATTACAATCCCCATCAGTTTTCCACTGTTCGTTCCACTGGGTATCCATTATTTGCTCTCCTTATTTAAGTATTCAGTAACTGCCCGATCAAGACGAGAAAGAGTAATCGGGTTCGTACCAATTGCATAACCAAGGGCCATATTCTGATAACCGATACGTTTTCTTGCTTCGGCAAGGAATTCCACGTTATCAATGCCGAGGAGTTTATACGCCCGCGAATAATCTACGCCAGAAGGATTGTCTGTTCCGGCAAATCTGCATACGATTTGTTTAACGTTTTCTGGGCAATGCATAGCTTCTGATGCCACGGTCTTTTTAACAGGAATCTGCATCTTTAATTTATTAACAATGTGTTTATGCACATAATTGTTAACATGTTTGGAGAAACATTCGCGCAAAGCGTCCGAGTAAGCAATCATTGCAATCCTATTACTTTTTGGGTTTACTTTTTTGTACTCCGTAAGTAAGTTGTCAATATCATAACCGGAAGTCTTCATGGATGCATAAATCTGTTTGTAAATTGAATTCCTCTCGGAATTTTCATCCTTACAGATTTTATCAATTTCATCCCTAACTCTCTCAGTCCAGGCACGACAATCTTTCTCTGGGATAGAAGAGTAGAACAAAGGATTGGCCGCGGACTTCACTTCCGTTGTATTTATCGGGGGATTGACAACAATTGTCGGCTGACGATTTGCGGCCTCCCTAGCGATGGATGTACTATTATCGATTGACGTGCACAGCAAGCCCAGCAGGTTCTTTAATGTATCATTTAACGAATTGATGGCGTCTGTCTGTGTATTGATATTTTTCCCGATAGAGTCAATTTTCTTTCCGAGAGTTTCAATTTTTTTGTTTTCGAGAGCTGCATTCCTTTCTACAGCATCAATAAGATCGTTTGTCCTATCTTCGCCCCGGATTGCTTTTACAAAAGAAACAATTTCGTTATTACCCAAAGGCGTGGTTACATCAATAGGTGCAAGTGAATTTCCCATAAGAATCCTCCTATATAGTATTTTTTGTGTTCTTATTCTAATTATTCTTACTCCATGTTATTCTTATTCCATATCAATAATGTTTGTATTACCATTCAGTAACATCTCCATTTCGGAAGTCCATCCTTGGACTGCGTCGATCAAGTCCCGGAGATTTTCCCGGGCAGTCTCGCTGACTTGCGTCCTTTGGAAGCACCGCCGGAACTTTAGTGGGGCAAGATCCTCCTCCAACAAATTCCTAACCTTGAACCCGAGATCATAGATCTGGTCAGTATCTCCGGTAGCAGCATATACGCTTTTTTTGTTCCGCTCCATATAAGCAGCATTGTTAAACGTCAATATATCTGTTTTGAGTTGGTCGTTTTCATCTTGAAGGTCGGCAATCTTCAGCATAGCGTCGGCGAGTTGCTTCTGGACCACCTCGAGTGACTCATCCTTCGGAGCTTTAGGGACGGGTAATTTCGGCTCCAGTTCCTTCTTGATAAGGCCATACGCCTTATTTGTTGAAATAACCCCCGTGTTCCAGTTGATATAATCGCCCTCGGGAAGAACATCCTTGTTGTCAACAATATATTTCATGCGCTCGTATTGAACACCGGACATACCTAAGCGTTTGGCAACAATGTCGCGAGTTTTTCCAGTTCCTTTCCGAGGTGTAAAAATTTTCACCTCGGTAGAATTCTGCTTCAAATTCGCCAGACTAGTCTCTTCCGCCTCTACAGACAAGATGCGCTCCATGCGAATCCCGGCGTCCACGACCTCCTCACGGGAAAAATCCTTCCTATAGGTATTTTCGGCGAATTCCACACATAGTTCCTGCTCGGCATCCACCGTTGACTTTATTATTGCTGGTATTTCTTCCCAGCCGAGAGATTTGCAAGCGGCGAGTCTGCGCTCCCCGGCTAGAAGTTGATAATGCTCGTTGACAAGGATAGGGGATAATAACCCCAATTCGCGGATATTCTCAGCAAGTGATGGGATATTGCCGAGGTCTTTGCGGATGCGATCCTTAACATTAATAGAATCAATGGGAATTGATTGGAGCATGGCTAACCTCCTTGTTTAATATATTGCATATTATAGCATGCCGTTTTTTATTTGTCAAGCGTTTAATTTATTATTTACAGAAATATTTTCAATCCAAGTTTGAAGTAATTCCCTCATACGAGAACTGGGGATATAAATCCATATTGGATTGCCCTCGCGGATTGCCGAACGCCAAATCCATTGTAACATTTCGGAGAGTGCATATCCATCCTCATCAGTAATAATATCCCGGTCTTTAAAGAAGCCCTGGACCATAGGATTAAAGTATACATTAACAAGATATGCGAGATGATCCCGTTCCTTGTATAAATTGGTAGCTCGTGCATTAATTGCCAGAAATCCTTTTGTATAACCTTTGCCAGATAATTGAGATTTGTAATCAATGAATGATGCCCACAATGCTTTGTCTGAAGAACATGATTCAATGTTGCGGAAGAAATTGCTTGTATTGTTTTTAAGCTGCTTCATCATAGCTGTTTTGGAATTATTAACATACCAGGATTTTGATAATGCAAACTTATCCTTTCCTATAATATTAAGCTTTGGATGTTGAGTAACATGAATAAGTTTAGAGTAGTCATACTCAGGGTTGTTATTCCTGCCCTCGGCAAAGGAATAATTTTCCGGGGAATTTCCGGTTACATGGAGATATTTATAATTGATGCCGCAATAATCATAATAATATCTCTGGATTTGTGCATCAAACATATAGGTAAGAACATATATTTCTTCAAAAGCATTAAATACTTCTGCCGGGAATAACCATAATAACATATGCTTACGAGCCAAGACAACGCCGCCGGAATTACACATTGCCTTAATTTCGGAAAATTTGCCCTCGTAATTCATTTGTTCTTCTTTCCAGATCATCTTCCCGGTTGCTTCATCATAGTCACAATAGGTGTTTAATAAATTATTTATATCATCATTAGTAATAGGATATTCTTCCACAACATCTGTGACTTCATCCATGATGAGAGTATAGCCCAGGGTTTCACATACATTGATAAGCTCTTTATCAAATTTGTGAAACAGTGCGTGTGTACTTACAACATTGTCACCGTTGCGGAGTAATTCTCGGATATTATCTAATTTACTTCCTTTGTTATATATGGGTTCTTTAAAGTGGCGAGATATACACATTTGTTTATAACGTTTGATCTCTTCTAAATATGGTGTGATTACCAAAAATCTTTTGTCTGGGCTACTGTTGTTAATATAATTGATTGCTGCGGATGATTTGCCAGATCCCATAATGTCATCAACAATAAATGTTTTGACGGGGACATTTGTTGTTAATTCTTCCATGATAATACCTCCTGGGAATTTTTTGAGTTCAGAGTCGCAATTTATGGCTACAACTGACGTTCGTCTTTGCTTCGCAAAATATCACCTCCGAAGTGATAGATTATATGTACTAGATTATTGAGCTTTTATGTGTTGGTGGTTGTATGGCCAAAAACATAAAAGTGCTAAAATTTTTTAAAAACGCCCATTTTACTGGGTTTTTTCGCCTATAGCTTAAAGAAAGAGTATATAAAAGTGATAAAAAATGTGGAAGGGGATAATTGGTTAAATCAAGGTTAGATACTGCGTTTAATATATGACATATATGATAATATATTATTCCAATAATGTCAAGAAGAAATTTTGGATTACTATTCTTTTATAGATTACTATTCCGCTCCACGATTTAAATAACACTTCATTCTTTACTGGGGAGCGGTATATTAATGCTCGTTGCCACTCGCATTAAATAGAATATATATTAATTCAGAATTATACTTGTAAATGATTATATTTCTACTTACACATGTTGAGTAACTATGAAAACATACTGGAAGAATATATTAGAAAAACATATTCTTTAATAGACTTTGAATATATGTTACCCGCAAATAGTGTGCGGTGCGGCGTCAGTAATCTGGTCTTACGCCCCTGGACATCAAAGACGCCTATTTGAGGTCACCTATATATGTTGAATAAATATGAATAAACATGATTGTATTATTGTTGTATATCATAGCTTAAATATACCCCCCGTCTATAGCATATGATCAACATGGTTTTTATTATTTATTATTAATAGCATAATTATCATTTATTTATATTTTTGGATACGGCGATTGATTATAGCGTATATATATTGACTATATGCGTGTTATGTTTTAACGATAGTGAGGTCGATATTTTTTCGTGGTGTGTTGATGAAGCGGCTAGGGCTGCCGGAGCGGATCCGGTGGGCCGATTCGCTATAAATACCCCAGGCTTTCCAAATTTATGACTATAAATTAAAAAAATCAGCTGATTTTGTCCTTTTTTGATATAATGGAAGTGGGAAAAGACACTTTTCCCAAATTGTTCATATTTTATACACAATTCAATTATTTCATGGGTGGCAAGGCTACCAGAAAGGAAGGTTTCTATGTTTACAAAGTCTATCAATCTTGACAATCTTGATTCTGAATATCGTGACAACCTTGTTATCATTTCTAAGCCGGAAGCCGTTCTTCTCAAATTGAAGAAAGAAGACCTTGTATCTCTGTGCGTCTTTTTCGGCACAAAGAAAACCGGCAATAAATCCGACCTTGTCCGTGTCCTAAAAGACTACCTTTCAACCGTGATTCAGAAACACGGTGATTGTGTCGTAGCCGAACCACACACAGCCACGAACGGCAGGGCAACGCTTACAGATAATAGAAGCGCATTTTCTGAATACGTAGCTATGAAAGAGTTACATATAACCATGGCAAAATCCATAGTTCGCAAAATGGCGAACGAGTTTAGCTACTCTATTGATGAGAACGGACTTCCGGTTGATGGTTTGACCATGTGCCAACGGGAGAAGTTCCTAGACGGTGCACCGGCTTGTAGTGAGATTGTAAAATCCAATTTCACAGAACCTATTTTTGAAGACATCTATCAAGAAGTATTTCTTGAATTGCTTGTTATGTATGACGAGGGGCTTGTTACCGTTGACAGTCTGGGAAAACTTGCTTTTCAAAAGACTATCCTTGAGAACGGCAACACAGATAATAGCTATTTCAGATTATACAAGGCTGTTCGCCGTGTTCTTTCAGCTTACAAGACCACAAACAGTCAGAGGTCCAAACAGGGCAATTACGCTATTACTTACGACAAGGACGGGAACGAAATCATTAAATCAACAGACGGGCAAAACGGTCGATTCATTCTTTCGGGCTGTGTAGCCTCGATTGAATCCACTTTGGAAACAACGAACATTAAGGGCTTTTTTGTCTGGGTGAATAACCATTATCCGAAAAAGGCGGAAGCTCTTCTTGACTTGTTTTCCGTCCTGACCAAAGACGTTAATGAGCGGGACGGCGCTCGTCTTCTGGGATGGAATGAGAGAACATACCGTAGATATAAAGTGCTGTTGAAGGTTA